CAGCGGGGCGACAATATGCTATGATTCTAAGGCTGAATTTGTCAGAGTGCCTGCGGGTGTAGCACAACGGCCAGGGCACCAGCCTTCCAAGCTGGGGACGCGGGTTCGATTCCCGTCACCCGCTCCATTATGCGCCAGTAGCTCAGCTGGATAGAGCAACTGCCTTCTAAGCAGTAGGTCGCGGGTTCGAGTCCCTCCTGGCGTGCCAATTCAGCCGGGCTAAAAAAAGAAAATTTCATATGGTGGGTGTAGCGTAGTTGGTTAACGCGTCAGATTGTGGCTCTGAAGACCGAGGGTTCGAGTCCCTTCACTCACCCCATTTTCTTTTTTTATGCAGGATTTTGCCGATACGCGCACGGGGATGTCGCCAAGCGGTAAGGCACAGGACTTTGACTCCTGTATGCGTAGGTTCGAATCCTGCCATCCCTGCCATAAGACCCGCTAGCTCAGCAGGCAGAGCACCTGCCTTTTAAGCAGGGTGTCCGGAGTTCGAATCTCCGGCGGGTCACCACACGCGAGTTATACGAACTCAAGACGGTCAGGAGATTACCATCGTCCTCACCGTGAACGGATTCGTATTACTCAGCCCACTTTCTGTTTGTGGGTAATTAAAAGCAGCAGCCGAAAAGCTGCTGCTTTTTGCTGCATAAAAATAATCCCCACCAGCGTTTCCATGCGCGCCGGTGGGGATGCTTTTTGCATAACGAAGTTCGTTATAATCTACCATCTTCCTGCAAAATGAGAAAATACTTGTTATATTTTCTCGTAAAGGAGCATGGCTATGATTAGGATTTTACTGTCCACGCGCCTCGGCGAAAGGCGCTGGACGCAGGCTGATCTCGCTCGCGCAACTGGCATACGTCCGTCTACCATCAACGACTACTACCACGAATTCGCCGAGCGTGTCAACCTTGAGCATCTGGATTTGATATGCGAAGCACTGGACTGTGATCTCGAAGATCTGATTATCCGCATACCGAATAGTGAGCCGCGGGTACGGACACGGACCGGCTTTGAATTACATACCAAACGCTGACTTGCTCCCCAAAGCCCGGACGCTTACCATGCGTCCGGGCTTTCTCCTTTTGCGGGAATCGTATAGACCTCTATGGCGTTCAGAACGTCGCCGGGCTGGCATTGAAGCTGGTGACACAGGATCTGGATCGTCTCAAAGGGAACGTCCTGATGCAGCCGCATCGCCTTGACGGTCTTCGTCGCCAGACCGAACTTTTTGCCAACCTGCGCGTCGGTCAGACCGCGCACGTCCTCGCGCTTTAGAAACGGGTCAAAGGAAATGATTGTCCGTCTGATACCGCGTTCTTTGAAATCTTCGTACATGGCGCTCCTCCCTAAATTTCTTTCCCGTCGGGAAAATCGAATCCAACTCGCGCTTTCGCTCCGAGGGCCTCACCGATCTGCGTCCATTCTTCAACAGTGAATTTCCCCGTGTTGAGCCGTTTGTTCAAAAGCTGGGGTGACCAATCGAGTCTACGCGCCAATTCGGAATTCGAAATCCCTGCGTATGCCACCGCCATTTCGATAACCTGCCGTGCTGTCACGCTATCCCTCCTTCCATGTCTCATATAATAAACCTTTCGGTTGATATTGTCAAATAAATTTTTTCAAAAATATCCGAAAAAGTTAAAATAAAGGGTTGACATTTTCAACTAAATAGTTTAATATATGAGTGTAAGGCAAAGCCGAACAGCTTTTTGAAAGGAGCGAGGTGAATGAACGACGTGAACGTCACCGAGGCGCTGCTGAAAGCGATCCTCGAACTCATCGAGAAGTGTGAAACGCTCGAAGAACTCCGCGAAAGCGTCAAGCGCATCATGGATGAGTAAATAAAAAGAGTAGCGGCCCCTTCCACAGACCCGCTACTCAACCACCAGAAAGGTGAGCCGGGAGCCTTACCCCGGCCACCTTGATTATAACCGAGTAAGGCAAAAATATCAAGGAGGAACACGAAAATGATGATTTCTGAGTTTATCGAGCGCACCGGCTTCGAGCCGACCGCCAGCGAGTATGCGAAGATTGAAAAAGCCTACTACGACTTCAATGGCAACAAAGACGACTTCTGCAAGGCGTTCGTGAAGAACGGCGGCGAAAAGAAAATCTACAAGGCAAGAGCCGAAGAAATTGCGCAGCTCAAGAGCCAGTTGGTCGAGATGGAAAAGCAGCACAAATCCGAGATGGAAGCCCGCGAGAAGCAGATCGCAGAGCTGAACGCCGATCTGGATCGTGAGCTTGAGTGGAAGCCCTGCGACGGCACCGGAACGAACATGAGCCAGAGCGACTACGACCACCTTGCCAACTGTGGCGAGCTGATGACCGACGAAGAAGCCAAGGCATTCATCGCTGACGAGTGCGGCTTCGCTCCCGAGAAGATTCACATTCTGCACGAGGTCAACACCTACGAGGTCAATAAGCACAGCCGCCTTCGCAAGTCCGACACCTTCGACCGCGCGCCTGTGTACGAATCCACCGACTGGAACTACGTCCGCTTTGACTGCGCCTGCTTCATGTATGAGCTGGTCAACGGCGAGCTTCGCTTCTACTGCTGCTAAACCATCGCCCGCCCCGGAGGTCACGAGGGCAGAAAGAGGATGATATGAGACTGACTGATCTGCTCTACAAGGTGTACGAAAACACCACAGTTTGGATCGCAGAAGACCCGTCCAACTCCGAGGGCATTTACTTCGGACCGGCTAAGGAGATCACGCTTCACACCGCAGCGGCCTATGAGGTCGTGGAGGTTTACCCCGAGCACTATCCCGCTATCGGGAATTTCGTAGGCATTACTGTAATCGTCAAGAAGATGGAGGTTTGACCATGAACAAAATCCGCAGAAAGAGCCTGCAGAGCATCATCGACCAGCTGGAGGAACTGAAAGGCAGCCTCGAAGACCTCCAGGCTGAGGAGGAAGAGTACCGCGACAATATCCCTGAGAATATGCAGGAGAGCGAACGCTATGAAAAGGCAGACGAGGCCTGCGGCAACCTCTCCGAAGCCGTAGATAACCTAGAGGAAGTCATCAGTAGCATCGAAGCTGCCATTGAGTGAAAGGAGCGAGCATGGACGATAAAATCATCATCGACCGCATGGAAGCGGAAGAATTTCTCTCAATGCTCATGGACGCTGCCAAGCAGGACAACCCGACCCGTTACTACAGCACTGCGCAGGTCATCGAAAATATTGCCAACGACTTCAAAGACCTCTGCAAACTGTAAATCCAAGGCTGACCTATCGGCATGACGGGGAGAAAGGCTTATCATGGAAAAATTGATTTATTCCACCTTCCGCGAAGGCTACGGAATTGACCAGATTCACAGAACAATGACCGCTGGCGAGTTGATCAAATTTCTCGCCCAGTACGATGAAGATACGCCGGTCTATCTAAGTTTTGACAACGGCTACACCTACGGCGGCATTACCGAGGGTCGCTTTGAAGAAGACTATGGGAAGGACGATGACGATGAGTAAAAAGCTGGATCGTAGCAGCGGCGGCATTGAGATCACCGGTCACAAGGGAACGTGGTACGTCATTGACGAGGGCGATTATAAGATTACCCCGGACGTGGACGGCAAACCGGAAACGCTTACCGCGCACCTGTTCCTGCTCGAAAGCGAACTTTACGGCGACGAAGCCGCGTGCCTGATTGTCAACGAGGAAAAGCAGATCGTCTTGGAGGACGTTTGGAACGGCTTCGACGATCTGGAAGACGCCGGCTGGGAGGAAGTGCGGAAGATTGAATGCCCAGTCTGCAAGGGCGAGTTTCTGCGGGAGGACATGACCTTTACGCGCGACTGCCACGGCATCACTTTCCGGCTGGTCTGCTTCGGCTGCTACGAAAAGGTCATGGCAAAAGGCTACGACGGAGCATATTACACCGAAGCGGATGAATGTATTGAGGAGGACTATTGAGCATGAGTAAAGACTGGACACCCGATGAGCTGGCTGCTGCCAGCTCCGCAATGAAAGCAGCGGGGAACATGAGCTATGAAGAGTTTTGCGCTGCACCGAAGCTGACGCTTCGCTTATTGGGACGTGATAGCTGGGATCGCCCCGTGTATGAGTGCGACGGGAAGCTGTATGTTGACGTTGACCCGCGTAGAAGCAGACCGGCGGACATCTGCACGAAGTATGGAAATGCTTTTGATGGCGAACCGTGTGACCCAATCCCAGAGAATACCATCATTGAGTTTGTTCCGAAGCGTGACACATGGTCGTTCTAAGATAAACGCCTCTGTCGCGTCGTTGCTGGACTTGCAACTCATAGCAGTGCGAATGCCCGAGAGAAACAATGAGCGAATATAAAAACGGCGTAGCGAGCCGCCAGAGCCGCGCAAAAAAGAAAACCCCTCACATGACATTCCTGCCATGCGAGGGGTTTGTTCGTGCGGTCAGATATAGGCGCTGTCCACGTCGTACTGTCCTTGAAAGTTGTTTGCCTTTGCAGCTTCAAATGTGATGCCGCCGCGCTTGTGGTCGGACTTGGCAAGCCCAAAGTAGCCGTTGCAGGCTGCGATGATGATAACCTGCGCCAAGCCGAGCGCCGCTGTCAGCCATGCCGCCGCAGCCGTATAGCTTAACCTGATGCAGAGATACATCAAAAACACGCATTCCTGCGTGATGAATAAGCCGGACAGAACAAGCAGGACGAAAAACTTTTTGCTCGCATCCGGCTTCTTTCGCCTGCGCCTTTTCTGCGCCATCAGCCCACGCCGAGCTTCTGTGCGAAGCGGTACAGAACCGTGACAAGCTGCTCGCGCGTCATCATGTCCTGCCACATGAAGTTTGCAGAGCCGTCAGGCAGCGGCGCGCCGCCCTGCACGATGCCGTTGTCAACCGCCCACTTGCGGGCGGCTTCGCTCCAATCGCTGCAATCGTTGTCCTGCAGATCTTTCCGCATCTCGCGGAAAAGCTCTGTGAAGGTTGCCTTGTCCATATCGTCGTCCTCCTTTTCTCCGTTTTCCAACACCATGACCGTATGCCCGGACGATACCAGAATATCGCCCCGGCGCAGGTAGGCGTCAGATGTCAGGTGCTTCCGGTCAGTCAGCAGTTCAAATTCTCCCGTCGCAGGGAAGCAGCGCATCATGCAGTAGGTCGTGCAGGAATTGCCCTGCTTGCGGTAGGTTTCTTTCAGGGCGTCGACGCCAGCGGAAATTGCGCAGAGCATCATAAATGCGCTGCAGTCCGTTTCTACGGGCTTTGCAATCTTGCTCAGAATGAAGTCTACCGCTTCCGCAGCGACGTAGGCTGTGTTGCGACCGTCCTGATCGTACCCGATGTTCTTGTTGCCGACACCAGCTTCGCACGCCTGCGCGGCTAGCTCGGCTTTCCTGCGGTCCTTGAACCGGAGAACGCCGAGCCAGCTTCCAGAGTACCAATACGCGAAGTTTAATTCGCGACCGGTCTGATTGCCGGGTTTCTGCCCATGCGCGCCGGTTTCGCCGAGCGACGCCTGCCCGATGCGTACGCTCATGTTTCGTCGCCCCCGGAGGTCAAAAGCTCACCGGCGGTGAGGAAACTGTGATTCAGCCAATACACAGCAGCCTCGATCATAGCGTCCAGCTTTGCTTCGTCAACAGCGATGTGACGCTTTTTGAGCCAGTCAAGCACAAATGCTTTCTTCTCATCTCCGCGACCAGAGCCCTTATAAAGCTGCTCTGCGGCAGAAACAGCGACTCTCACCCAGCCTTCAATATCGGTCTGCTGCTGGGCTGTGGTCTTGCTCTTGATGTACGGAATGACGATGACGGTAATGACTGCTGCAATCAGCGCAAATACCGCCTGAATGATGGTGGTAATGTTGTATTCCATGAATCGTGTTCCTCCTTAGTCATACATGGCGTGAATACCCTGCTTTGTCAAAAAATCCTTCTGCTTATGCTTGATGTTGGCTGCGTAGTTCAGAGCATCGTGCATATCGCCGTTACAGTTCGCGTCTGGAATGCGCTGTACCGCCTTGGCGGTTGCTTCGCCGAGCGCGATTGCTGCGCCTGTACTCTGCACCATGAGCAGAAAGAATTCTTTCTGCGCTTCCTCCTGCTCTTCGGCGCGCTTATCACGCGCCGCAATTTTCCGTTCCAGTTTCCAGACGATAAAGCCCATGATGGCGGACGGAATCCCCATAGCCGCGACAAACGCGATCAGAAACTCACCAGCGTTGATTGTCATAATCACTTTCACCTCTACTTGCAAAATGCAGGAGAGGCAGACCGTGCCGCCCCTCCTGCTGCGTGTCAGATCTCTACTTCGAGATCCTTCAGGATTTCCTCGACCTGCGGCTTGATGAGAGCCGGCACCTGATCGAGCGTTTTCTTGCCCTTGATAATCAAGGTCGCATAAACGATTGCCATGGTCTGCACCTCCTTCCCGAGCAAAATGGTCAAAAGAAAAAGTCGAAGGCGCGTCATACGCCCTCGACCTCACTTTCTTCAAGAATACGGCGGACCTCATCCCTGAGTCGCTCCGGCACATCATCAAGTGTTTTCAGACCCTTGCGGATCAGCTCGGCATAGATTTTTGCCATACCCGTCAACCTCCGATCACAAGCTCATAGACATCGCATAGCGCAAGCTGCGCCTGCGTGATCTGCTCGGTCAGTCCTTCGTTGACGCTTTGCAGATCGCTTACCTGCTGTTTCAGCTTCGGAATTGTTTCCGCTTCCGCTTCTGCCAGCTTCGCCTGCGCGAAATAGCCATCGAAGTTTCCGAGAATATCATCGGAAATCCCGTCATAGAACGGCAGTTCCAGATAATATTCGTCGTACTCATAGCCGGAGATCGTCAGCTCGCCCTGCGTTTCCGAGAACGGCGCTACGTTCTCATAGAACCGCACAAGGCAGTAGCCGGGCTTGTCAGGCTGCTCCTCCAGCGAAAACGCATTGGCTGGCGCATTGTCGCCTCTTACTTTCATTTCGCACAACCTCCTTTAAGATTCGTACCCCGATGGGGTCAACATACTTTTTTCGCACCGCAACGGCGTTGCAATGCTTGAGCTGACCGATTCTGCTCAGCAGACCGGCAGCGGACGAATAAGAGATCCGCTGATGCCGCTCGATCCGCTTGCGGACTCTGCGGCATTGCCGCGTGAAGCGCAGGAAATTCTTACGCCGCATGGTGGTGTGGTCGCGGTAGAACCGATACCCGACAAAGTCCAGCGCCCGCGCCCGCAAGGGAAACACCTGCCAGTTTCCTTTCATCTGCAGGCGCAGCCGCTTTTGCAGATACTCGGCAACCGCTTTACGCGCGCGGTGCAGCTTTTTCTTGTTCGGACCGAACAGCACAATGTCATCCATGTACCTTGCACTGTACTTCACGCCGTCGAGCGTCAGAATATATCGGTCGAGCGATTCAAGGTAGAAGTTCGCAAGCCATTGGCAGATGAAAAAGCCGATGGCGAGTCCGTGTTCGCAGGTCTGAAGAATATCCCATGTCAGCTTCAGGTATTTCTTGTCTTTGATCTTATGCGCCAGCATCCAGATCAGCTTGTGCCGGTCAACGGAGTGATAGAAGTGGTGAACGTCCATCTTGCAGACATACCGGCTGCCTTTTTTGTCATGGTAGATGACGCGCTTGCAGCGACGGATCGCGTGCTTGCCGCCGCGTCCTGGCACCGACGCGCAGCACCAATGGTTCATGCCGCGCCGAAATGTCGGCTCTGCCGCCATGACCATCAGCGTGTGAATGATGCCATCAGGGAAGAACGGAACATATTCGATCGTCCTCCACTTCTGGCTGCTCACATCGTAGAACCGGCGCATCTTTGGCTGCGCTGGCTCAAAGCTCTGCGTTGTCAGCAGTTCATAGACGCGCTCGGTGTATCCGTCCACGTCGGACAGCACCCGCTTCACATCATGCCGCTTGCGTTTGCCTTTTGAGCCGAACGCAATCGCGGCGCGGATATGCTCTTTATCGCACATCCATTCATACAGGAATCCTTTTCTTTTTGGCATTTGCCTCGCTCCTTGTTTGCCATCGGAGTCTTTCCAGATACCTTTCGGTCGTACTAAAGCCCGTCCTGTAGTGGCAATATTTTCGCCAAGCGGCGCGGGATAGTCCGTGCAAAGAAATGGAGCATACAAACAAGCAGGCGCGCGCCGATGTTCGAGTTCGCATTGGACGAGCCGTAGTTGCCGTTGAAGTAGAACAGGCCGCAGCGCCCGGCGGTATTGCTATAGTAGCCGCCGACGTAGAGGACACACCAGCCAGAGTTCGAGTTCACGCGAAGGCCAGAATACCGTCGCACAAGCTGCACGGGCAATCCCGGTGAAGATTATACCGTCTGTGAACCGGGAAGTTCTGAAAGCGGGAGAAAATAACGAAATACGTTATTTTGAAAAATATACGCGCCGCGCTTCGCGCGGATAAGGGAAGCGGCGCTACCGCGCCAGAGCAAATATTGTGCTGCCATCTACTCGGAACGCCCGGGGGCTGCGGCCCCCGATCCCCCATTAGGGGACGTAAAGGAGGCGCGCGCCGATGTACGAGTACGCATAGGACGAGCCGTAGTTGCCGTTGAAGTAGAACAGGCCGCAGCGCCCGGCGGTATCGCTATAGCAGCCGCCGACGCAGAGGACACACCAGCCAGAGTACGAGTTCACGTAATCGGGAACGTAGGTCGTCGAACTCCCTCCCTGTGCCGTTGGGATGAATGCCCATGGGAGCGCGGTGCAGTTGCCGAGCGTCTTGATAAAGCCGCTGTTGCTCGGCAGGCTGAGACCGGCTGCGGTGTAGTTCGTGCTGGTATCGTCGGCATATTTCGATGGGTCTGTGCAGATATAGGCGGCGCGGTTGCTGAAATTGATACCGTCAATCCATTCGTAGACGTTGCCCCACGGATTTTCAATGCCGCGGTACTGCACACCGCCTGCGGAGGTCCGAGAGGAAGCCGCCGTGCCGGTGTGGTAAGTCATGCCGTCTGTCGTGCCGGTCTTTTGCAGCGAAGCATTTCCGCAGATACCTTGACCGATTTTGCTCTGGCTATCCCAGCTTGCGAACTCAACGAGGTAGAGCAGCCAGACCGCGCACCACGAAGCGTAATCGTACTGCTGCCACTTGCTGCCCTTGTTGCGGGAGTTCGTGCGCGCTGTGGCGCGTGTCATGCTCGTCAGCGGATTCGCGCCGGACTTGGAGTAATAACTTGCGATGGTGTTGTACCTGCCAACATAGCGGCCAGAGCCGGGGTGCTTTGCAAAGCCTGTGAACGGAGCGTTTGCAACGTAGTAATAGATTTTGCTCTGGCTGCTGTTGTAGACGATCTTGTAATAGAACTCCGGGATGAATATCATCGTGTCATAGGACGTCCGGGAGAAACCGGATTGTCCTTTCTTGTACGACACCGCGCCGTTGACGATGTTGTATTCCTCCATGCCCTGCCATGGCATGAACGCATCGAACGGAGAACTGCCCGCGCCCGTGCCGATTGCCGGGCTCGGCTCTGCGGAAACCTCAGCGTTGACATATCCGTTCGGGTCGCTGCTCGGCGTCAGGCGGGAGAGTGCCGGGGAGGAATTGCTGTATGTCCAGCAGACGCCGAAGATCGTCACGAACACGCACGACACAGTGCAGGTCTTACTCGCGGGCGCGTTGTAATTCGTGTCGCTGGCAACGGACACGGTGATCGTGACCGTGCCGGAGTTTTCATCTACGCTGCTTACAGTCACAACATTGCCGGAGATAGATACGGCTGCAATATCCGGGGCATTCGACACAACCGAGATCGTGCCGGTGCCGAGGCGCGTCACCGTGAACGAGTCCGTCAGCTTTCCGTCTTCCAGCTTGATCGAAGTCTTGCTGAGCGTCAGTGAGCCATCTGCCTTGCCAATCTTCCACGATACGGTTTTCGGCGCGGTCGAACCGTCTGCCCACTGATAGAGGGCTGTATCTTTCAGCGTAAACTTCGCGCTGTAATTGCCGGCGTTCGTGCCGCTGGTCGTGCCGCCAAGCGTCATTTTCGTCGTATCGTAGTTGTACCATGCCGGGCTTTGCGAGCTGCCCGAATACGTCAGGCTTCCGCTCTGGCTCGGAACTGTCACGGATGTCTTGGTGACGGAAACGGCCTGCGTTGCGGTGCAGGAAACGCCGCCCTCGGTATAGCGGATCGTGACGCTGGTGCGTCCTGCTTCCAGACCGCCGCTCGGTTCGACCGAAACGCCTGTTGCAATCAGCGTAGCGCCGTTGGAATAGGTTGCTTTGACCACCATGCCGGCAGTAGAAAACTGCTCACCAGCTTTGTAGGCGGTCTTTGTAGGCGGCGTTGTGATCTCAATGGAAGCAAGTTTGATGCTTCCACCCGCGCCGCCCATCATCTGAAACACTTTGCTCATTGTGTGACCTCCGCTCTGTAGATGTTCACCGTGATTGCGCTCGTTGGCGTTTCGGTGCAGGTGAACGGCATTTTGCCGTTTTCGGTGATGTCACCGACACGGATTCCCGCTTCGCCCCATGCGGTCAGGCTGCTTCCGACCGGCGTAACGATGTAGGCGTAGTCCGCATCAAGAAAGCGCGCGTCCTCCAATGTCTGCGAGAGGTTAGACCAACCGGCAACGGTCAGCGTCAAAGTGAATGCAATGCCTTTTCCAGACTTCTTTGCGAACAGATCCGCGTGCGCGTTGGGAGACGTGTTGTGTGTAGAAACAGCGGCTGCGCCAGCGCCGGCGCTTTCAAAGTTGCTGCTGCTCTGAAATGCCGCGCTGCCGAGGTCTGACAGCCACTTCATGATCCGACCAAGCAGCACTTTCAGCTCCAGACCGGATTCAAGCTGCGTTCGCGTCGCGGACTGCGCGAAGGTGGGTTTCAGCGTGCCGCCGTCGCCGTCCGTATTCAGCTTCGCATCGAACAATGATTTGTGTGCCGCTTCGGATTCATTGTGATTCTTGACGGCATCCTTTTCCTCCGCGCCTACCTGTTCCGCGCTGTAATCTCCTGCCTGCGGCATGACCGCCCCGGAGCGTCCTTTGAACGAGGTCACGCCGCCAGCTGGGCCGAGCAGACTGACAGGATCGGGATTTGGAAGACCGCCGTCGTTCGTCCAGCTCAAAACGCCCGCTTCGCTCAGGTGCGGCGTGAAGATTACGCCGGGGTTGCCCTGCGTGCCGCGCGATGGGAAGCCGGAGTCAATGAATGCGCCTTGAGTGCCATCCCACACATACCAGTTTTCGTTATCCCCAATATAACAGGCTTTGCCCGCAGCAGATACCAGTGCGGACGCAGCGGCGCTGATCAGCGCAACTTCGGCGTCAGTGAGCGTTTCAGCAAGCGTGGAGATTGGAACGCGGCGCACCTTGCCGGCGATTGAAGCGAGAATAAAGTCTGCAACTGCCGCAGACGCGGCAATCGGTTTGGAATTTACGTTTTCTACTGCCATACGATCACCCCTTACAATTCTGTGACGAGCGCCTGCGGCATGATGGCTGCATTCTTCCGGCTTTCCGTGATGGCATTGATCTCACGCATGACGCAGTTCGTAAAGGACAGGTCTGCGGTAACAACGCCCATGTGCGACAGCAGCCGGAGGCAATAGATGTTCATCGCGTCCTTGATGCGCCCGCAGCTGCAGCGCCCATTCTGGTCAAAGATTGCCTTGACACGCGCAATCTTTTCATCTGGTGTCAACGCCATCAGCGACTTCCGCGCGAAGAACATCTCAATGGCTGCGGCAAAGTGGCTATACGCGACAACATCAGAAAGACCAATGGCGGCGTACTCTGCTTTGACGCAGCGCGCAGCCTTTTCGGGCGTGATCTCGCCGCCATACATCCGCTTGTTGTAGCAGACGATAACCATGTTCAGCGCATCAACCAGTTTGTCGATGCTGCTGCCGATTGCCGCGTGAAGTTCGCTGCGCTGCTCCGCGGAAACGGTGTCCGTCTGCAAAGCAATGGCGAGGTTCGCGGCTGCGATTTCATAGTTGCTTGCAATTTCCAAGAGGCTACCTCCTTACTTTGATACGCTTGTGCAGTTCGTTCCGCAGTAGCCGCAGGCGGTCTGGCACGAAGTTGTGCAGCCTGCCGAGCAGAGCCCAAGGCACGAACCAACGCAGCCAGTATTGCCGCAGGTCACAGTGCAGGACGATTTGCACCCGCCAGAGCAGCTTCCAGAGCAGCCGCCCGAACAACCGCCAGAACAGCCAGAGCAGCTTCCGTCACAGGAGCCAGAGCAGCCGCCGGTGCAGTTGCCGCCGCAGCCGTAGCAGCCGCCGGCGCAAGACCCCTCGCAGGTGTTCGCGCAGCCGCTTCCGCAGCCGGTGCAAGACCCTTGGCATTCGCCGGAGCAGGTCGTTTCACAGCCGCCCGTGCAATCGCCAGAGCAGCCGGTGTAGCACGCGCCCGTGCAGGACGTTTCGCAATCGCCCCGTGTCTTGTCTGTCATGGGGCGGGATTCAAATAGCGTAAGCGCCGCTTCAAAGCCTGTGATGTCCTCATCGAACACGATTCTGCGTCCGTCGAGACTCGGCACTTTTTCGCTGTGGATCTTTGACAGCGGCAGCGCCAGCTTCTCATAATGCTCGACATCGACCGTATGATCTTCCTCCGGGCTATTCGTGTATTCGTATTTCTCGCCGCCGTACTCCGCAACAGACCCGGTGTGGCAGCGGCGCAGACACTCGGCTTTTACGCGCGCTTTCAGTTCGGCAAAGCGTTCGGCTTCAATGTACGCCATATTCAGTCCTCCTCTGAAAGAGCCTTGAGGCGCGCCAGTTCCGCAGGGGAAATGATCTCCAGCGCCCATCCGTCCGGAATGTCCAGGCGGTATCGCGCTACGTCTTTCTGCTTCCGATGCAGCTTGTTCCAGTAGTAGGCGTTTGCCAGGACGCGCGCTTTGTGCATCGGGCAGATATACGTCACGCGCTTATCCGGCGTTCCTGTACATTGGTAGTTATAGGCGCTGCACCAGGAGCAGCCGGACGCGATCGGGCATCCAAAGCATTCATCCGTAGACTGGCTGCGCCGCGTGACCGCCGCCATCTCAGCAACCCGCGCCCGGTGTTCCGGTAAGACCATAATGCCGTGTTCCAAATCACCGATGGCATACGGTTTCTGATCTGTGCCGAGGGAAGTTCCCATGTAGCGCAGGCACGGAAAGAAAACGCCGTTGCAGTCAACAGCCAGCATCAGACCTGTGCCGCCGCACCAGTTCTGGTTGTCATCTTCCGGCAGCGGATGACCGATGTTCTCTGCGAAGATGGACAGATACGGCTGCTCATCGAGCGTCAAGGCAAAATCGGCAAGCTGTTTGAGCTGCGTATAGAGCGTTGCCGCATGGTCGAGCGTCCAGCCCTTTTCGTACACGCAGTTCAGGTTGATCGCGCGATACCCGGCGTCGAGTAGTCCGATCACGGCATGGTACAGATACCCGACATTGCCGGGGGCAATAGTCATCTTCGAGCCGAGAGCGTGTCCTTTCGCCATGTAGTCCTTGGCAGCGGCGATTGCGAGGTCATAGCTGCCAGAACCGTCCGGGAACACGCGGCAGGAATCATGGAGCTGCTTATCTCCGTCAATGCTGACGGAGAGCGACAGATGATCTGCCCATTTCTCCAAAAACCGCTGCACCTCCGGGCGGAAGTACAGCGTTCCGTTTGTGGACATAGAGGCTTTCCAGCGTGTCGCCCACGGATGATGCAGCCGGAACACCTGCTCTACGAAATAGCTGAGAATCTGATCGACAAGCTCTACTTCCAGCAGCGGTTCACCGCCGATGAAATCCAGCACCACACCCGCCGTTTCCGTAGATGTGATATATCGGTTCGTCCGTTCGTCTGCGGCAAGCAGCATATCGACTGCCGCCTTTGCCGTTTCAAACGTCATCTTCCGATGTGTCTTGCAGCCCTGATAACAGTAGCTGCATCGAAGATTGCAGTCCTCCGTCACCTGAAACGTGATGCACTTGGAATGCGGGGAGTTGATACCAAGTTGAATGCCGGGAATAGGAAATAGCCGCGCCAGCATATCCGTGAAGGTTTCCTGCGGCCTAATCATCGTCTGCCTCCCTCGGCGTCACGGTCACGGTTGCGGTCGAAAAGTCGAGTGTCCAACTAACCGCAGCACTGCCGGCTGCGGGGATGACATAGTTCCGTTCCAGCTCCGCTTTGGCTACCTCATATTCCTTGCTCTTTTTGAGATAATCCTGCATCCATGCCTCATACGCATCGGTATCTTTCAAACCCTGCTTCGCCGCCATGAGCAGCAGATCTTGAATGGCGCTGCGGTCATAGTGCAGCGCCTCAATGTAATTGGACAATTCTGTGTCGATCTGAATTTTCATTGTGTGTCCTCCCGAGATCAAGAATAAGCGACCGGTACGTGTTCCCAGCCCGTGCCGTTCCAGTATTTGAGGCCACCGGTTACAGGCGTCGGGTCAATCCAGAAAAGGTTTTTCTGCGTTGGCGGGGTCGTGCCGGTTGCGAACATGGATAAGCTGGACAGCTTCATAAAGAGCGGCGCGGAATCAGGACCTTGTGCCAGCAGCGAGATTTCTGTTGGCGCGGCAACCTGCGCGAACGATTTTTCCGTGTCCGCGAACACGATGCAATTCTTCGCCCATTCGCCGCGCCCCGTGCCGCCGCGCTGGACGATCACCGTGCCATCGTTGATGTCGGTGGCACTATGCGAATGCTTGGACGCAGCGGCGCCGATGTCGGCGGCTTTCGTTTTGTGCGGGTTCTTGTAATCAGAAAGGTGCGCTTTCAGAAGCGACAAAGCCTTTGCGATCTTTCCGAGAATAGACCCCATCTTCTCGCCGGAGGTGATGTCGGTAAGTTCGTTCGCCGGCGTAAACGTCGGGGTCTGATCGACAAAGGTTTTGTTCTCGACGTTTCCAAGACCGATCTGCTCCTTGGTCACGCTGTGGGGGTTGTTCTTATCGTTTTTGTGTCTGTTGAGTTCCTGCACTGTTGCATAGACCAGTGTTTCACCGAGTGCCGCCGACACGTTTTCTGCTTCGCTGACGAACACGATAAAATCATACTGCGACGCCAGAAGCCGCTCTACGTCCGGGTTGATGTAGTCTGCTTTCTCAACCTCGGTTTCCTGCCAGATACAGTAGCACAGTTCCTTGGTAGAATCGTCAGGGTCTTCAACATAGATGCCGATTTCCGTTGCCCAGAATCCCGTGATCTCCAATTCAACGTTTTTGAACGATACCGACAGCGTAACGTATTTTTCGTTGCGGGTGGCGGTTGCAATCTGCAAGGAGAGCAGAGGGTTTTGCAGATCGTTCGCGCCCTCGCCCGGCGTACCGTTGCCGTATTTGATTCGTGTGAATTTGATCGCGTCGCCCATAAGACCGCGAAGCATGACGTTGTACCCGTCAGGGGTCAGCCAATGTGTCATACCGTTGCCTCCTTATCCATCATAATCAAGCCACCATCCCAGTCGCACAGGGCGTTCCCGGCTTCATCGCCCATGATGTCGATGTCCGTATCGACCGAGCCGGTGGTCAGCTCGAACTTCTTCGTAACGCTCATAACTGCGCCGAAATACAAAATCAGTTCGCGCACGGAGATTGCGCGGATGCTGTCAAGCACCGCACTCTTTCGGCTTACCACTTCGAGAATCTGGAGGAATGTGCGGATGTTGTCGTTGACCTTCCGGATGTCCACATCGAAGATGCGGTAGTGATTCGGCTCGCCGCCGTATTCAAACCATTCCTGCACCTTGCCGGAGCCGAACGAAGTGGAAAGAGCCAGTTCGACCGCATACTTTGTGCCGAGGTGACGCCGGACGTGCCAGGACTCGCGGAACGTAGCGCGTTTCTGCTCAATATCCCAGTCGTTATCCCACCAGCTTACGCCGAAGTCATGTGCAAGCTGGTCGAGAAGATCTTCCGGCAGCGTGTCGATGTGCTGATAGATCATGTTCTGCTCGATCTCAGCCGGGCGTGCTGTCAAAATCTCCGCAACGCCCGTTGCAAGGGCGAGCATCTTTTCGTCTTGCCGCAGCACATCGGGCAGGACGTTCAGCAGGCTTTCAACGCTCAGACCGTACTGCTCATTCATCCTCGTAGCCTCCGTTTACTACGGTCTTTGTTCCCAGCTTTGCGATCTGCGGCGCAGCATTGTTCTTGCCGCCCTCCAATACCTGATAGCTCGGAGAGCGCAGAACAATGCGCTTGACGCCGGTATGCCACAGCAGATCGCGCAGCTTGTCCGGGTTGATGTCGCGTCCGAGTTTGCCGGACTGCCAAGCAACGTATTCCTCAACAGCGGCATTCACGGCTTCCTGAATGGCAGAACCGGAAAGCGTTGTGTCGGTCGGAACGTAGTAGGTGAAGTCGATATTATACGAAACGATGCCCGGATCTTTGACACTTACATAGTCTGCAAGCGGGCGTACCTTACTTGCATTGCAGGCGGCGAGAACGGCGTTCTTGATCTCTGTGGTGGCAATCGTACCATCGTCCATCAGGACGTAAATATCAACGTGACCTGCTCCGTCAAAGGTAAGCGATGCGTCGATCTGGCTTGCACTCGCCAGCGCGCCGCCTGCGGTGATTGCAATTTGCAGCAGACCGTTTTCGTAGGTGGCGGCATAGTCCGTGTCGGCTTTCGCAGCGGTCGTGCTTCCGTGCGCGTAAACGGCCAGAGAGGAAAGATCAATGGTGTCGCCGCCCCAAAAGGCATATTTCGTGCCGCCTTTCGTGTAAAGATCCAGCGTTGCCTTTTTCACGACAGCCGGGCGAACTGCCTGCACGTCGGCAATTTCCGTAGAAACCGACTTCGCGTGATAAATGTACGAGCCGACTGCGCCGGCCGTTGAAAACGCGAACATCGACTCGCGCATCAGCTCGTAGAACTCATCGTCTGTGGCGATTTCAGAGCCATCATCCGAAGCGGTAATGTTGGTGCAGGATGTGTAATAGTCAAACACATCGACGATCACGTTGACCTGCCCGATGGCATAGCCGTTGCCGACCGTGCCGTTCGTCTGGCAGCGGATTGCGGTGTCAACGTAGGTATCGCCTGCGCTGATATAGGCATCCGCCACCGTTTCCCAGATCAGCGTGTTGCTGGGGTCTGTGACGCGCGTACCTTTCGGAACGAGGATTGCGAACGTCTGCGCTTCGGAGATCGTGAACCGCTCCGTGCAATAGGCGGGTTTCGCCTGCGGCCGCTGCTGCAGATAATACAGCTCCGCCAGCGCGTCAAGGTTTTTGCCCTCTGCGCGGCTCGGAATGTTCTGATTCGCGGTGTAGTTGTTGTAAACCCGCTCTTGAATGATGACGCTGGCAACCCATTGAGCGAACAGCTTTTCTGGGCTTGCAGGTCTGACGCTCGTGCCGGTCAGGTTTTCGTAGACAGAGATCAGAAAGTTTACGATCTCCGCAGCGTCTGTTGAAACAAACTGAAATTCAGTATTGCGACTCATTGATAATTTCCACCTCCACAATCGGAATCAGCGCGCCTTGCATCTCTGCCTGCGTGTCAAAATCGACGCTCCTGACACGGACGCGAGGCTCATATTCTTCGATTGCCTCACGGATCTGAGAAAACAGCAGCACCTTTGCCGCCGGAATCGGGCGGTCGATCAACGTCGCATCAATCCCGAAGCCGCGGTACATCGGGCAGGAGCCTTTGATCGTCCGCAGAATGATGGATACGTTCTGCAGAATGGATTTGACGGTGTCGGGTTCATTCAGGCTGATCGCGCCGATCTCCGACATTGTGATTTTGTACCCCATAGCCACCTCACCGTAAATACTCTTGAAGTGAAATGCTCAGCGTTGCGCCGATGATGTTCCCGTGACCGTCATAGTATTCTGCTTTGGTCTTGTGGTTCAGGATCGTCCAGCGGTAACGCCCGTACCCATGATTGCCGATCGTAAGCGGCAGCGTTACGCCCTGCCGTTCAAGATCAAAAAGGCGCCAGATTTCCGACATGGGATCAACGCCGAGCGAAGCAAGCAGTTGAATGTCAAAGGTGATCTTCGCAAGGTCTGTTCCGGTGTATTCCGAGATACTGTTGCCGGCGTGAAGATCATGCGTCGCATACCGGGCAGAGCCAGACCACATAAAATTGCTGATCGTTTTCACCGTGCGCGAAGAAACAGAGAAAACAATATCGCCAAGCGCGCCTACAATCATCCGCCGATACCTCCCAGCACAAAGCCATCGCCGTTGAACACGGGAAGATAGATCGTGAGGACCGTATCGTTTACAAGCGGCATCCAAGGCTTGATGGTAAGATCATGCTGATGCCCCTCCTGCAGTTCCGTCTTCTGCGGCGCGGGGTCGTAGTCCGGGATATGCGGGTGCGTGTCCAGCACATAAAGCCAGCCGGACGTCATGTTGCAGTCCTGAAACTTTACGCGCGCCTTGCGCTTGGCATTGTCGATGTCCGTCACGGTTCCGATGCGGACGAGCCGCTTGAGTACCTTTTCAGCGTCCATCTTAATATCCCTCCAGTACCATTCGCAGCGAAATCTGCGTCGTATAGCCGCCGCTGTCCAGCTTGTGAACAGCCTGCTTGATGATGTACCTGCCATCGTAGCCGCCCCAGCCTTTCAACGCGACAGTAACGCCCGCAACGAGGTCTGTGTTGCCGGGCAGCAGGAATTTTGCCTGGCGGCAGAACTTGTTGTGCAGCCGGAGATTCTTTTCAGCCAGTTCTTTCGCTTCGTCCGCCGTTTCAACCTTGGCGGTAAGTTCGAGCTGCTGATTGTTCGGGTCTTCGGTGTAACCGTCAATTTTTGCGATACCCTCAATGCATTGACCGGTTTCGGGATTGACGTAAGAAACCCGGCAGGACGCATATTGCACATCGGCTGCGCTGGTATCAAGCTGATACGTCTTGTAGCTGTGGTCATAGCGCTTGATCGTGATGACCTCCGGCTTCTGTTCATACTTGCGCTGGTCGAACAGCACGAGGATTCGGTTCGTTGCTTTGAGGGAGATGCCCGCGTCATGGCAGAGCTGCGACAAAAATTCAATGTCGCTCATGTCGATCTGCTCCACTCGCTCATAGTACGGATCGCTGTCCGATTCGTACATACACGTCATGCCGCCGTTCCCGGCAATCTCGTTTGCAATGCCGGACAGCGTGTAGCTTTCCCAAGCCTTGCTCTTGCAGGTTTGCCGAAGCTGCGAGGAAAACGGGATGGACGAACCTTTGATGCAGACCGTATTCGGCGGTCCGCTACAGGAGATATGGTCGAGTTCAAATTCTCCGCACGGCAGAACCGCATCAGAGCCATCGCTGTTCCAGTTCTCCCGGACAAACACAACGTCCATGGCGAGTCGTTCTTCCGATTCCCCGGACGATGCGCTTTGATCGCCAGACGAGGCAGAAGACGCGGAACTGCCGCTTTGTGTATTTGCCTGCGCGGAGGACGCGGAAATGCCCTGTACCGAACCGCCGATTCTGCCCCAGCTGATAATGCCGGCTCTGCGGGTGTTGATGTCTGTGATCTGGACGCGCGCGCCGGTTGCGTTAATCATCTGACCGTTTCCCATGTAGATGCCAACATGGTCAACGACGCCCTGCGTTCCGAAGAAGATGAGATCGCCAGGCTGCGCGGTGGCTTCATTGACCGGCGTTGCCATATCCTTGTAGCCTTGTGCGGTCGTTCGCGGAACGGTAATCCCGGCTTCATTGAGTGCATAGTAAACAAGACCGGAGCAGTCAAAGCCGCTCGGATCGCTGCCGCCCCACACATACGGCGTACCGAGATACTTGTTCGCCTCGCTGACAACAGCATCGCCTGATGCGCTCCCGCCAGAAGATGACGCCCATGAAAGATTCTCGGAAATTTCATCGAGCCATTGCGTGAGCCACAGATCGTCACGATCCTGAATCTTGATCTGAAGATCGTCCGTTTCGTCTTCTTCGTTGTCGGTGTAGGAAATCGACAGAAGATATGGCTGAATAGACTTCGTGATATTGACGCCGCCGAAAGAAACTTCGGCTTTCGTGCGCCGGGCAAGATTCCGATTGCTCATTTCTGCACCTGCTTCCATGGCGGCAGCGTAGACGCGCTGCGCTCTGGCACATCGGGAATTGTCAACTCAATGCCAGACGGAAAAGAAAAATATTCAAGCAGTGAGCTATTGGCGTTCATAAGATCGTCCGTATAGTCAACGCTGCCCATTTCGTTGTAGGCGATCATATCCCACATATCGCCCTGAACGGTTGTATAAATCCTGCTCATCTGTACGCTCCTCGTAGTGCGTCAACCTTGTCTTCTCGGATGACCGCGCGAACCTGTTCGGCAAATTCTTCGCCGTAGGATTCAAGCCGTGTCATTACGCCATCATTGACGTCGCCCTCGACTGTGATATTCACCTGCACAGGCGTTGCGCTGTCGGTGGTCGATGTCATGGCTTCAATGGCGCTATGAGTGTCTGCCGCGTTGAGGACAGTTTCGCCGCCACGCATCATCACAAATTCAGGACCTTCTTCGCCAACAAGGGCAAGACCGGCATCGGCATAGTCCGTGCCGGTGGCATATCGGGAAATCCCGCTCATGCGCCGGTTCGGGGAAGTGCTGTTGTAATACCCGTTGCGGTTGAGCGCTGCAAGTGCGGCGCTTCCGAGCCTGGAATACGCCTGTTGCACGGTTGACAGCATTCCAGACGCGCCATCAATAAAGCCCTGAATGGTGGCGCGACCTGCTGCAGCGGCTTCCGTGCCGTAGTCCATATCATCAATGGCGGCTTCAAGGTCTCCGCTGATCGCGTCCATGGCTTCAGAGAAGCCGGTACGGAAGTCCGCAATATCCTCTGCGGTCTTGTTCTGTTCCTCACGCAGCTTATTCCAGTTCTCGACCATCTTTTTCAGATCATCGTCATTGGCTGCTGCCATACCCGCGACCGCATTCACGCTTTCCGCGCTGCCATCGGCAAAAGAGCCGATCAGGTCGGTCAACCCCTCAATATCTCCGGCTCTGTCGCGCAGGCTTGCGAGGTTTTCGTTGTAGGTCTGCCAATGTGTGATCTGCCCTTGGAGGTTGCTGTTGATGCTGGACGCGGAGGTTGCAACGATGCTGTCCGCTTCCTGCCAAAGCGAATACTGCCCGCGAACGCTTTCCGCTGCGGCTGTGTAAGCCTCCTGATACGCCTCCTGCAGCGCTTCGATGCGCTCCATGGTATTGCTGATCTCGGTATTCAGCTCACTATAGCCGCGGCTTGCATCGTCTGTTGCGGAAGTCGATTCCTCTGTTGCAGTCGTTAGATTTTGAACAGCTTCTTCGGCAAGTGCAATCTCGCTCTGCGCCTCCTGCAGCGCTTCGTTGTCCTTGTCGATGGCTTTCTGGTAATTGTCAACAGCGTCCTGAGCCGCCGCGACCTCCTGTGCGTTCTGCTCCAGCTTGCGGTTCAGTTCATCCGTTGTTTCACCGAGCCACATATTGGCGTCTGTGACAAGACCGGTTTCTTCAAAGTAGTCCTGAACTTTCTGATTGGCTTCCTGATAAAGCCTGTTCTGGCGCTCAAACTCATCGTTTTGTGCCTTTTGCGCTACCGCCAGCTTGCCCTCGGCGTCGCGCAAGCCGATTTTGTTTTTCTCGGCTTCAATCAGAACGTCGGCATTCTTACTGTAAATTTCGGTAAGCTGCTCCTGATATGCCTGCGCGATAGCGTTGTCTTTCCACGCCTGCGTATTGGCGCGCAGCGCTTCCGTGCCGCCGTTGATCGTGTCGGTTTCAAGGTCAATGTAATTGGCGAGATCCGGCACGGTCTGTGTCAGCATTACAAGAATACCGTGATATTCCCGCTGCTGCTCTGCGCTCAACTCACTCAGCGAGTTCAGTTCCTCAAGGCGGTCGATGTAATTGTTCGCAACATTCGCGGATGCCTCGGTTGTCGTGACGGTACCATCGCAAGCGGCTTTGGCTTCGTTCATAGCGCTGTCGAGTTCCCGCGCTGCCTCCGTCAGCTCGCGCACAGAGGGAACGGCATCATTTTTCGATGCCTCGCTGACAGCGACAATGCCAGCAGCCAGCGCAGCTACGGCGGTCACGCCCAACATGATCGGACCGACAGCGCCGCCGAACATCGTAGCCATATCAAGAGCCTTGATGACCTTGGAAATGGCGGCATAGGCTGTCAATGCTGCCGTTGCGCCACCTACCACGCCGGTAAAGGTTGCAACGCCTTTTACGAGAGCAGGATTGTTCTGAATATACTCACCGGCAACATTGAGCGCGTCTGTACCCGCGTCGTAGAGATCGCGCAGCGCCGGTGTAAAGGCATCGCCTACGGCAACTTTCAGGTTGGTGTAGGCGTTCTGCATCATGTCCAGCTTGGACTGTGTTGTGGCGTAGCGTTTGTTTGCCTCGTTCGTCAGGGCGATGTTCTCATCCCACGCGGTATTCGCCGTTTGCACGGCGCTGTCCATTTCATCCGCAGCCAGAGCGAGGGATTTGAGCATATTGCTCTGGCGAATGCCGGTCAGACCGAGATCCTCCAAAACGAGCGTTGCGCTTTCTCCACGCTCATCCAGATCGCCAAGTCCGCGGATGAATGCTGTGAGGGCGCTCAGAGCGTCCGTATTCCACTTTTGCTCAAACTCATCCGCAGACATTCCCGCGACATCTGCGAAGCTCTGTAGGGTATCTTCGCCACTTGCAACAGCCTTTTCGATGGCGTTGAGCGTCTGCGTCATGGCTGTGCCGCCTGCTTCGGCTTCAATGCCGACAGAGGACATCGCAGCAGCCAAAGCCATAATCTGCGGCTCGGTCAAGCCTGCCAGCTTACCGCCAGACGCAAGGCGCGTACCCATCTGTGTGATCTCGGATTCGGTTGTGGCGAAGTTGTTGCCGAGGTCAACGATCACGGCGCCGAGCCGGTCGTAGTTGTCTGCGGACATTCCCGTGATGTTCGCAAAGCGCGCAAGCGCGGTTGCGGCGTCTTCGGCGGTCATGTTCGTAGCCGTGCCGAGCATAGTCATAACGCGCGTGAAGTCGAGCAGCGCGTCTTTCTGAATACCAAGCTGTCCGGCTGCTTCTGCTACGGCGGCAATTTCTGTGGTAGATGCCGGAATCTCTGTAGACATGGCTTTGATTGCGTCCGACATATCTGCCAGTTCTTCATCGGTCAGGTCTGTCGTTTTCGCAACGCCGGTCATTGCGGATTCAAAATCCATGGATGCCTGCGCGCATTCCTCAAAGCCTTGTTTTATTTCATTAAGCAGGGCGGAGATACCTGCGGCGGCAAGAACGCTGGAAACCGCATCTACAGCCTGCGTCGCGCGGCTACCGAAAGATTCTGCACTATCGGCTGTCTCGCCGAGTTCACCCCGCGCCTTTGCAAACGTAGAGCGGAATTCGCGTCCAAGCTGCGCTTCGAGCGCAAATAGCATTTCATATTCTTTTCTCGATGCCATATCTCCGCCTCGCTTTCACTTTCGTTTTCGTTTCTCCATTTCCTCGGAGATCAGCGCGTTTGATGCCTTGACCCATTGCGCGAAATCTCCGAGCCGGAGGGATAGCCAAAAATCAATCGGAGTGTTGTTCGTCCGAGCCATGGCAAGGCATTGGCGGCGAAGCCACGCCCCGCCATCGCCAACGATCACTCCTTGCGCGATAAAAAACCTCTTACGGTATTCCGCAGACGGTTGAAATCACGCAGGCTGATTTTGCCGAGCGCATCAACGCCGAGGTTTTCGGTGCAGGCTTTGGCACACACGCGCACCAGATATTCGCTGTCGAAGTTCGCGACGATCACGGTATGCCCAAGCATCTGCAGCTCCCGCTCGATTGCCAGCGAGTCGCTGCCGCTCAGGCTGTCAAAGTCAAAGGTCAGATCCGTGTAGGTCTGCTCCTCGTGAACGAGTGGCTTTGCCAGATGCAGCGTAAACACGCCGCTGTTGGCGGTCGCTTCATCCTGTTTTTCTGCTACGGCAAAGATGTCGGCGCTTTCCTTTTCGCGCTGGTTCTGAATGTTCTTGTTTTCCATGATTCATAGCTCCTTTCAAAAATAGCGGGGCGGCGCATGGCGCACCGCCCCTGTTGGTTTAAGACTTGCCGAGTGCCTTGCGGGTGTCGGAGAGGTAATCGACGCCGTTCAGCTCGCAGATGTAGTTGTACGGGTCGAGTTCCATCGTCTTTGCACCGTCAATGTACGTCACCCAACGCCGCACAGCGTAGCTGCCAGAGCCGTCCGTAGGGGAAGCGGGGGCAATGTTGCCGTTGGAGAGCGTTTTCGGAACAAGCACAAGGACATGCTTGACTGCCTGCGTCTTGTAAACACCGGCAATCGGGTCATATACCTGCTGCGCGGCGCGCAGGTCGATGTTATGCTCACGCGGTTCCTGAAGCTTCAGGCTTTCGGCGCTGAACGTGCGGAATTTGAGCTGCGCGGTCATGGCGTTCATGTGACCAATGATCGGCGCTTCCACATTGCCGGCAATCCCGGCGCCGGAAACGGTCGCAACGATGAAATCTACGTCAGGCAGCGTCGCGGAGGCGAGTCCAAGGAAGTCCTTGGCGTCTTCGTAGCAAGCAAAGTTGATAACAGCCTGATCTACCATTGGCATGTTTCAGTCCCTCCTTTGTCACGCCAGCGCAGTCTGCACATAGTCAGTGTCGTACTCCAGAACGAAGTCGATCTCCTGTGCAGGGCTGGGCGGCGTCATGTAGATATGGATTCTCACGATGCCCGCCATAAGGTCGGTCATCGGATTTTCGGAATCAAGGATTTCAACGCGGGCGCCGAGCAGATACTCGCTGCCAACCAGACCGGCAAGCCAGTTATTCGCAGAATCCTTGATGTTGTCGAGCAGGCGGCGGTTCATCGGACTGTCCGTTTTGCTCCAGAACGTTTTGATAAGCGAGTTGCCAACCCACTTGAACATTCTGCTGATCGGAATGAAGTAGTCCTTGATGTCGGTGTTGCTGGGATAGCAAGCCGTGTAGTTGCCCCATGCGACCCAGCCGGTCATAAACCGAAGCGCGGTGCAGATGCCGTTCGCGTTCAGGATGTTCGCCTGCTCCAACGTGAGCGTGACCGGGGTTCCGTCTTCCAGGCAAGCACCATCGCACTGCAGCGCCTTGTTGGACGGTGATTCATACGGTACGCCGTCGTTGTCGCTGTCCACCTTTGCCATCAGACCGGCAAGCTGCGTAGAAAGGTGGAACTGCTTATCGCCGAGTTTGACCTGCGGCCAAACGGCAATCTGCGCCGGGTCAATGAGGTTCGTTGCAGACTTCTTCGCGGCAACAGCGTCATAGCTGCGCGCGCCGCTGGCAGAGCAGTCGATGTCGCAGATAGACTTCGCGCCGAGAATGCCGTTGATGACCTCGGCTTTTGCCGCCATGACTGCCTGAACCGTGCTGGTATGAGACCAGCCGGGGGCAATGATGAGGTCTGGCGTGGTGCTGACCGTTGCCATGCAGAGGTCGATTGCCTCGATGCCCTTAACGATGTCATCATCGTCAAGATCGGACGTCTTGACCTTGTCGTAGGTGACGTAGAGCTTAGTCGCGGCTTTTGCTGCGCCATCCTCGATCGTCTCAACGATGAGGTTTCCGTCCGAGTAATACGCGGCATAATCCGTGTCCTTGACCAGCGCCGTTTCAGACGAAGACGCGGTCTTGACAACAAGGCTGGACAGGATCGCATCGAACGGCAGCTTTGCCTGCCTGCCAGACAGGGTAACTTCCGAACCGGCAACGGCTTCCTTGCAGGTGGAAAGATCAAGCACGTTGCAGAAAATGATCGGCTGGCGCTGGAACAGCTTGAAGTGCGAGTACATGACTTCGCAGATCGTGTAGACCTTCCAGTCATCGGAATAGCCCAGCTTCTTTACCGCGTCCTCCCAGTCGGTGCAAAGCACCGGGGTATAGATCGCCGCGGGGGATTCTGCCGAGTGTACCGGCGCGGTACCGACAACAAACGGTACGCCGGATTCAGCAACTACGGGCGTAGAAACACTCGTTTTCTGCTCCCGCACATATACGCCATGCTTCAATGGTTACTCCTCCTTTTTCTTCCGGTCTGCCAGCTTGTGATAGTTCACATAGAGCAGATTGCCGGGTGTTTTGACTTTGATTCGTGCCTCGGACACCTGATCGCCGGGGATGACCAGCGACGCAATCAGCGGGTATTTCTCAACAGCCGCTGAAAGCTGCGTGAGTGCAGCCTGCTTGTCGCCGTACAGAATCCGCGCCTGCTGGATTGTTCCGACAATGCTCGGACCGATGTACATACAAAAGCCGGCGCTTTTCGCACCGGCTTTGCCTTTTGCTTTTACCATACAAATGCCTCCCTGTTGACGCTTGGAATCTTCCAGACCGACACCATTTCCGCGCAGAAGTATGGTGCGGTATTGTCGGTGTAATAGAGCGTAGACAGCTTTTGCGACAGATCGAGCGTGTACTGCTTGCCGATTACGCCATGGAGAAGAAGTTCCTGCCGGAAATGCTCAACCGTTGTGAGCAGCCGCAGCGCGCCCTCCTGATCGTCTTCTCCGTACACGCAGAAAAGAGATCGGACCTCTGCTGTACTGTCGGTAAGTTCTCCCGGCTTCTGCTCATCTTCGCCAGTGACGATCTGATGCAGAATGTACGGCGCTTTCGAGGTCGCGGATTTGACATCGGGCAGACGCTGGCGGTAGACCAGCGGCGGGCGCTCGGCAGGTTCTTCCTCGTCGCCCTTCTGCCGCCGCACGGGGAGAAGAATTTCGCGCATGACCTCATTTGTGAAGTCCGCAAGCGCGTCCAGTAAATTCAGTCGTGTCAAGATTTAACCTCCCCATCCAGCAAGAATGCGGTTGACCTCATGCTCCAAGCGTTCATCCATTTTCGCGGCGGTCTTTTCGGCAAGGCTTTCCTGAACTTCTTCGTTTCCGAGCATCTGCGGAACGGAAGAACCCATGATTTCCTTGATTTCGGCATCGCCTGTGGCAGTTTTGCCGCCGGTGCGCTCGAAGATGCCGATGTGACCAGACTGCATCTGCGCGACAAATGCGCGGGAGAATGTAGTCGGCGCGGTCGATACCAGCTGATGACCGGTCGCGGCAATGCCCGGGTGAACCGGGCGCAGATTGCCGTTGACGATTGCCATGACGGTCTTTTCCGTGTTGACGGTCGGTTTGCTGGGGGATGAGCCGCCATATCGCCAAAGCGGAATCTTGTTGCCACGGAACGCGATGCGCGCCTCGATGCCGTTGAAATATCGGTAGCTGACATTGACGTTTTGCTCTGCGCGGATATTCTTGCGGGTGATGTCGTAACGCTGCCGAATTTCCTTGGTGCTTTGGGTACGGAGAAATGACGCCGCGCGCTTGGTCGCAGAGCGGAGCGCACGTTCCATTCCACCAGGCACGTCCGCAAGCGCCTGTTCCGCGGATTTGAACTTCTCGGCGCCGATGCAAGAAACGTAGAACGAGCTCATTCGTCAAACGCCTCCAGTTCAACACGCAGCAGACCGAGTTCGCAGACAGAGGACGCGACATAGAAGCGTCGGAAAAAGGTCGCGTCATCGGGATCGCTGATCTCCAGCCGCGTACCTTTCTCTGGCTGATTGCCGCCGAGGTCTTGGATTCTGCAATGCAGCACCGTCGATACGAGGAATAGCCCCTGCACATGATCGCTCATAAGCTGCCGCCGGTCCTTTTCTTTCAGACCGGACAGCACAATGGGGATTCCCGCGTGATCTTCGCCATCGTATGTAACGCCATCGTAGACCACAATGCGCCGCTCCGCATACTCATCAAGATTCATAAAGGTGCGCGCATTATCACGCGCCACCATGTCCTTGAACTTGCTCATACTACGGGAGCGGCTGCGCCCAGATCCGGCAATTCTCCCTCGGCGGCTTCCTCGCCCGGCTCGACCGACACGGCGATGATTGCCGCGATCAGATCGTCTTTCCTCTTGAGCTTTGCCGTAGAAATGCACATTCCCTCTGCCAGTTCTTTAAGCTGGGCAACGGTCATTTTCTGAAGCTGCTCCGCGTCAAGGTGAGCCTCTGTGTCGCTCTCTGCGCCGTTTTCTGCGCCGGGAATATCGGAGCAGGGGGCGGCGCCGCTTTCGGGCGCGCTGGCGGTTGCAACAGGCGCTTCGTCCGCTTCGTTCACGATAGCGGCAACGCCGAGCGCAACAAGGCGCTGCGCTTCGGCTTCATCCACTTTGCAGGTGCCGCCGCGCTCGATGAGCTTCGGCATGGCGTCCTTGGTCTTACGCCAACCGTAAGAGCCGCTGGTAATTTTGACTTCTACCATGGTCGTACTCCTTTCCCGTGCCCGATCAGCCTACGACGTTTGCGGCGTAGATGTACGGGCAGTAGTTGTGGGGAGCAGCCAGCGGGCGGGTTGCCAGCCGCAGCTTGCGCTTATCGCCCGGCTGATCGAGGATGAACTTCGGCACACGCTTTGCGGCGTAGGTGGCGAAGTCGGTCGCGCCGTAGTCGATCTGCGTGATCTGACCATACATCATGTGACCGCAGCCGGGAGCCGTGACCATTGCGGAAGTCGCGGGGAAGTATTTCTGCTCCGCGTTGCTGTCATCGACATAGGTTTCGTCAACGCAGATCACGTTCAGGCGGAAACCGCCGAAGTTGAGCGTTCCCATGTAGACAACGCCATCGTAGACGCTGAGCTGCTGGTCAATCGTGCCGATGATGATGCCGCTGTTTCGGTCAAGAAGTTTCTTGACGTCATCCAGAGCGAGGATCGCGTCTGCGACGTCCGAGCCGATGACCAGATCCGCCGCGTGCAGACCGCGCTTGGACAGCTTGCGGCACATATTCTTTACATCTCCAAAGAACGATGCGCCGGTTTCGCCCTGAGCGCTCCACTTGGTGTTGACGGTGTAGGTGTGATCGCTTGCCGTGTCGTAGAACTGCACATGCAGCGTCTCACCCTCGGTCTTATCGTCGATGTAGGACTGCATCGTGCAGGCGTTGTTGATCATGGTCTGTACCGCCATCCATTCCTCGCGGCGGACGATGCGGAGGTTCATGTCGGTCAGATCGTCACGCTGCAGCCGTGCGGCGCGCTGCGCCGGTGTGCTGTTCGCGTAGATCGCTTCACCGAAGCCGCGCTTACGCAGATCGTCCAGCGTCAGCAGACGCGAGGGCGCGATAAACGCAGGCTGATATTCATGGATTTCATAGCCGCGGCGCTCCATCGGAATGTCACCGGCGCGCGCAGACACGAAAGCGGCCATCTTGCGGTCACCCTTGCGGTACTCGGTCAGCACCTTGTCGGACGCGAAGATGTCACCATCGCCGGTCGGGAAATAGCGGTCTTTGAAGAACGTCTGGCGAGGCACGATTTCTTCCGTGATCGCCATCAGTACATAGGTGTCAAAGAAATTCAGTTCAGCAGACATGTTTGTTTCCCTCCTTAGTTGGCAGCGGCGGCATTCTTGAAGACGATGCCGCGCATACGCAGGTTGTCCTTTTCGGTCTCGCTGATGGTGTGGCTTGCGGCAACAGTCACCTTGTCCGGGTCAAAGCAGCCTGCCGTATAGACCGCAACCTTTTCGTCCGCAGAAGTGCCAACGTCGATGTCATCACAGAGGATGCAGTCAGGCGTCAGCGTTTCGTTGGTTACCGCGGCCGTGCCGAGAACAACCAGCTTGCCATCACCGGCTGTGCCGCTGGACTTGGCAAGGATCGTGCCGCGCTTCAGCGTTGCCGCTGCGGACAGCTTGCGGATTGTGCCGCCGCTTACCTGAACGGCGGGTACGACATCGGTAAACAGACCGTCATAGTTCATGTCACCGAGTTTCTTGCTCAGATTGGTCATAGCTTAACCCTCCTTCTTCTTGCCGAACAGAGCGGAAACGGCGGCTCTCGCCTCTGCCATCTTCGCTTCCGGCGTCTTTTCGCCTTCGTCTTCCTCCTCGTTGTCAGGGGGAGGCGTTGCGCCGACATCATCTGCGCCAGAATCGTCGGCATCGTCTTTCAGATCGGACAGGAACTTTTTGCCCTGCTTTGCCGCCGCCTTTGCAGCGCTGACCAGCAGCTCTGCTGCAGTAAGCGGCTTATCGCCGTACTTTGCCTGCTGAACGGCAGTCGGGTCGAGCAGGCTGGAAACCTCGTCGATTTCCTGCATACGCGCGCGTTCTGCCTGCACAGCAGCGTTGACCGCCTCGGTGTGATCCGCGGAAGCACGGGCAGCGGTTTCTGCCTGAGCGATTTCGTCCGGGTACTTTGCCCGGAGCTCTTCCAAAGTCATGGAAATTCCTCCTTTGCCGGTGTCTTCCGGCTGTTTTTTATTCGTCTCAACCGAAGCGGATGTTTCGGGTGTGACCGTAGGAATGTTGTCCGGGGCGAACATCCCCGGTGCAAGATGGAACTGCTTGCCGCGCACAAAAAGGCTTCGCCCGTCTGCGCTGGCAGCAATGTTCGTAGGCTCTGCGTCTTCAATCAGTTCGTCCGCAAACCCCTTTTCGATTGCCTCGCGGCCGGTCATATAGGTCGTATCAGCCATCATGTGCATGATGACCGTTTCGGAAAGACCGGTCTTGCGCTTGTAGACCTCCATCTGCATTTTGTCCCATGCGTCCTGCTGGGTAGCCTGTTCCCGCAGTTCATCGGCATTGTAGCCGCCCCAAAGGTACTGCCAGCACTTGTGAATCATGATAATGCTGGACGGATTGACCTTGACTGTGTCGCAGGCGCTCATAATGATGCTGCCCCCGCTCATGGCAACGCCGTCTACAATGCAGGTCAGCTTTGTGCCGGCTCTCGCCAGTTCGCGCAGACGGTTGTGAATCATGTTCGATGCTCCAGCGTCGCCGCCATAGCTGTTCATGCGGATCGTAACGTTCTTGCAAGAGGAAATCTGTTTGAGATCCTCCAAGAACTCGGAAAGCAGAATGTATTGCCCGTCAATGGGTTCACCCCACCAGTTCGTAGGCTGTTCCTCATAGATATCGCCGTACATGGTGATCTCAGCCGAGGTTTCATCGACTGAAGCCATCGCATAGACCTTTTTCTTGATGCTGATAGCCGGTGCTGTGTTCTCGTTCATACCGTTTCCTCCTATTCTTCGCTTCCGTCATCGTCGTTGGACGGAGCAGCAGATTCCTGTGACGGGCTGCTTCCGCTCGCCGCAAGCAGTTCATTTTCACGCGCAAGCTGATCGATGTTTTCTTCCCAGTCGCCGCCAGACATCTCGCGCGTTACCTGATCGTGCGTCTTGATGGCGTGACCGGTCAGCATCAGGGCAGCTTCGGCTTCCTTTTTCGGGTCAAGGCTGCCCTGCACAGGACCAATCCAGCGCGCGCCGCACCATGCTTCGCGCAGAAGCGGGTCTTTGTAGAATCCGACCGCTTTCAAGCGTCCGAGCGCAACAGCTTCCGCAAGGAACAGTTCATAGACCGGCTGGCAGAAATCATTTACGAACCAAGACCGGCGCATTTTGAACGCTTCCCATGCTTCCAGCAGCGCGCCGCGGCTTGCAGAATAAGAACTGTTGAACTCCTTGATCAGCACGTCATAGGGCAGTTCCAGCGCCGAGCCGACCAAGCGGCAGATCGTTTTCACGAATGTTTCAAAGCCGGCTGTCGGGATGTTCGGACTTCCAAACTGGACGCTTTCTCCGGGAGCAAGGTGCGTGACCGTTCCCGGACCCATTTCATATTCGTTGGGGTCATAGGAGATGTTGCTCGCGTCAGATCCATCAGGATTCCCACTCGGCACTCCGGCAATGTCACCCGCGCCGACCTCGTTGAACGGCGTATCGGATTGGTCTGTTTCGGTTGCAATCCACGCCGTGAAGAAACTCTGCACCAGAGCCGCCATCAGTTCGGATTCCGTGTAGCGCCGAAGCTGCAACAGCGGCTCGATCACCTGCGCCAGATATGGAACACCACGGTACTGATCTGGGCGTTCCGAGTCCATGATGTGCAAAATGTTCGGCAGACCCGTGCGGTCTCCATAGGCAGTAACGCGCGTCCATTTCTGCTGCTCGGTTGTGATCTGGTGCGGGTAGGTGTTGCTGATGTAATAGGCGACAACACGTCCGTTGCTGTCAACCTCTACGCCATCGAAAACGCGGTTTCCAGCTCCGGGATGACCGTCTGGCACAACAGCATCGGTGAAGCCGCCGAGTGTGTACCCGCCGCCAAAATCAGACGGAGTCGAAATGCGGTCTGCTTCGATAACGTGCAGCCGCATCGAATACGGATTCAGCGGTGTTGCCGGGTATCGCTTCACCAACACAAAAACATCGCCAGACATCAGCCACGATTTCAGGGCAAGCTGCTGCAGCGCTTCAAAATTGTTCAGACCGAGCGCGTCACAGTTCTGCTTTTTGCCGCCCCATAGCCGAAACTCCATCTCAGCTTTGTGCTGCCATTCCTTTGCTGCTTCCGGTGTCATGCCGAGCAGATCGCGGTCAATCGTCGATTTCAGCGTCAGACCTGTTCCGACAACCTTTGTTCGGTTGGTGTTGATCGCGCTCGTTGCCACCGGCGATGCCATGTAGAGCATTCTCGATCGCTGCCGCAAGGTCGCGTTGTTTCGGTTAATATCTTCATTTGGCGAACCGCTGTCGGGTGTAAACCCTTTGAGGGCACGCCGGGTTACGCTGGCACCAGCCTCGCTGTAACCTTTGGCATACGGAGCAGCGCCCCGATTGTGCTTTTTCTTACTCAATGCATCCGCCTCCTGTGATATAAAAAACGGACGGTCTGGCGGCGAAAGGAGAAAACTCCGCCAGACTGTCCGTGCAACGCCCTTTCGGGCGAATTGCCGTATTTATCATTTTCGTGAGGTCACGAAAAAGGTCACCAATCGCGCGGGATGACACCAAACGCCTTGCGGCGCTTGCTGCCGTTCAATTCCGACGTCAGTTGGTCGATCTCGTTTTCCATCTGCTTAATCTCCTCCGACAGAGCCGGAAGATCAAAGCGGGTAAGCTGCCGGTCGTCGATCATATAGCTTTTTACGCCGCCATCGACCAGCGCCGTGTAAGCATCGTAGAGCTTTTCGAGCGCAGCTTCGCGGAATGCGAGCCGCTTTTCAATGATGATTCTGCTTGCCATAAATGCTCTCCTTACCAATCGTCATAGTATTTCTGCTTGCTGCGCTGTGCCGGTCGGGGTCTTGGTGGGGCGATTCCCGTAGACGGTGGGGCGGGCGTTCGCTGCCCAGCGGCTGCTTTCAACTGCCGGTCGATCTCATCGAGATTCTTCGGCAGCGCGCGGAACGCCGCGTTCGCGTAGTTCCGACAGTCCAAAGGCTCGTTGCGCTCATGCCCGGGAATCTTCTTCCACGACCAAGGCTGCTTTTTGTTTGGGTCATAGACCTTTGTTTCGGACAGCAAGCCGGTGAAATACGCGCTGCCGTAGTCATCCCGCTTCGGGAAGTGGCAGTATTTCGCGCCCGGCGTCTGCACACGCAGGTTGTCCATGATGATCTCCTTGCCAGAGTCAACGCCGATCTGATACTGCCAGCAAGTGCCGACCGCGATCTGGCGAACGATGATCTTCTGCTTTTTGGGCGGCGCGGTGTATGGCTTGTCTTGACCGGGCATACCTTTGATGCAGAACACCTTTTTGCCGATTCTGGCGCGGCATTGCAAGCGGACGTCCTGTGTGAAGTGACCGCCCTCATCAACAAAGGACATGGACACGCGAAGACCAACGCCGTTTTGAAACCGCAGAACGCGGTCAAAAACCATCTCGTCAAGTTTGCTCCATGTGGAGTCATCGTCCGGTCGGCCCATGACGATCCCTTTTTCAATGCCCCATGTTTCACCGAAATGTCCATGCCCGACGATCTCATATTCCATGCGGTCATCCTGCGTATCGACGCCTGCGGTCAGCACAAGAACGCCCTGCGGCAGCTCAACCGGCTCTCCGTTATCGTCCTTTCCATAATCCTCGCGGCGTGCAAGAAGCGAATCTTCGTCCTCAATATCGCCGCGATCTTCCCATGGCTCACCGAAGCAGGTGTTGTAAACAACCTGCATCTTTTTCGTGCTTCCGATGGCATTCAGGTATTTCAGCACGATAGATTCCCACGATGCCCATTGGCTGACGAAAGCGTTCAGCCAGAAAGAACGTGTTCCCTGTGCGTAGGCTTCGGGATTTTCTGCAATCCACTTTGCCGGTGCGCGCTTCATCTGCGCTTCGGACGCAATGCAGCCGCAGCCAGGACAGACGTAGTACACCTTTCCGACCTTGAACGTTTTCTTGTGTGCGACGATGATCTCCTCATGCTCGAACCGAATATCGGACCAGCGGATTTCGTGATACTCTCCGCAGTTTGGACATTTGGAGTTCCAGCGTTCCATCGTGCCGGTGTAGTAAGCGGATTCAATGGCGCTGGCGTTTTTGATCGTTGTGGTAGATACCTCAACGGCTTTGGCGTTATAGAACGTAGTCTGACGAGCCATCGCCAGATCCCACGGATCGCCCTCATTGCCGGCGCTCATTGCCCAGCGGTCGCGTTCGTCACCGAACACATATCGGATAGGCTTCGATGCCAGCGCGTGTGCCTCAGTCGAGCCGCACATCGTAAGGATGCCGCCCGGATAGGCTTTCTGGAGAATCGTGTTGTGCGAATCGCGGCTTTTCGGTGCTGCAATCTTCTGACGCAGCGCCGGACTGTCGCGTAGCATCGGAGCAATACGGAGTTTGGAATACTCCTGCGCGTCAATGGTGGTGGGATGGACGAACAAAATAGAGCCGGGGTCTTCGTCAATGATATAGCCGATGCAGTTATTCAGAAACTCGGACTTGCCGACCTGAGATGCGGCAACCATAACGATGTGCCGCACTTTGGGATCGGTGAAAGCATCCATCGGCTCTCGCAGATAAGGGGTGCGCTCTGTACGCCACGGTCCGGGTTCGGCTGCGCTTTCTGCGGACAGGCGGCGCTTCGCTTCCGCCCATTGACTCACTGTGAGATCATCTGGCGGCGTCATACCTGCCAGCGCTTTCCGCATGGCTTTATTCAGCCGTGCCGCTCCGCGCCGTTTGGCTTGGCGTTCCGCTTCGGCTTTTTTCAGCGCATCAGTCGATGCCTCATTCTTCGTCATAGCTGCGCCCCGCATTGCTCCAGTCGCGCCGCTCATTTACCTTTTCGGCGTATTTCTCCGGGTCGTAGTGATACGCGGCAAGCTCCCGCATGACCTTGTGGACTTCCTTGCGGATGATCTCGGCGGCTTCGGCTGGACTCTGGGCAGCGGTGACATCGACCGATAGCCGACCGGGGAGGGAGAGCAGCGCGCCGCGGATGGTATAAATCAGGTCTTCCGTGAATCCCTCAACATCTTCCGAGCGGTGCAGTTTGCCTTTCAGCTCCTCAACTTCCATCTTTGCAAGCTGCGCTTTGGACAGCTTGAGCTGCGCTTCGGACTGCCGTTTTGCTGTTTCCAGTTTCTGTTCTGCTTCGCTGATCTGCGGTTTGGAAAGGAAATTGATATATCGCTGAACCGCATCGCCAAGCTGGAAGTAGCCGCGGCGCGCCGGGATAATTGTTCCGTCCTGCGCCATCTGCTGCACCCGCCGTGCTGTCACGCCGAGGATCGCGGCAAGCTCTGTCGTGCTGACTTCCGCCTCAGCGTCAATCTTGAGTCTCGTTTCAGCCATATAGCAAGCTCCTTTCGCTTTTTTCGAGGGGGCTCAGCGGAATTGCACCGCAGCACCCGTGCTGCACGGGCGTGACCCTTACCCCGATGTGGTCATATAAATCTTAGGAGGTCGGTACGGTATGCCTCACCCGCACCGTGGTATGAAAAACGTGCAGATTCCGTTCGGTATCTGCACATATTCCAGCGGTAATCGTAACGAAATTACCAAAAAAACAGGAAACTAACTAGGCGAAAAATGGGGTCGTCGAGCCCGCAACAGATGCCGCCCCCTCCCGACAGTACCTTTTCAGCGGCCGAAGCGGTCACGGCGCATGATACCCTGCCACCCGGCAAACTTATCGCGCGTGACAACGTCCTTTTCGCAAGGCTTTTTGCAGCCTTTACGCCCTCGATGGCAGATGCATACCGTCTTTCCATTGACGATCTGCACCCAAACAGGAATCTTTTCTTGTTCTTGCATCTTTTTCGCCTCGTATCTGTAACTGAATTGAGCGGTGAATCGGCTGCATACCCACCCGACCATTGCGAATAATATCAGGACCTACGATTGTTCTGCGGAGAAAACTGCATCGCCCTCCTTGATGAACATGACGTGTCCGCAATGCTCACAAACAACCTTGGCATACTTTGGCGGCTTCTCGGCTACGCTCAGAGCGGACGCTTTGGCGCGGTCTACCTGCTCCTGCGTGGTGATTGCAACATTCTGTGCTTCTTCCTTTGCGGCGTTATCCAGATAGGCTTGGTATCTGGCACGACGATCCTCTTCGGATTCACCGACCACCCCATCATCGAAAAGGGTGTCGGCATCAAAGTCGTCGCTGGGAGCGGGGAAGCCGAGGGATTCAAGATCAAAGTCGAAGTCGAGGTTGAGCATATCAATCTCATGCAGCAATTCATCGTTGATCCACTCCGAGAACTCAGATATGCGGTTGTCTGCCAGACGGTCGAGCTTGATTGTTTCTTCGTCTGCGTCTGTCACGACACATGGAACTTCCTCCATGCCGAGCCGAATGGCAGCAGCATATCGGGCGTGACCTTTGACAATAACGCCGTTGCGGTCGATGACGAGCGGCACATTGAAGCCGACCTTTGGGATGATCTCAACGAGCAGGTTGACGGTCTTATCGTTCTTCCGAGGATTGCGGACATACGGCTTGACCTCGGAAATCTTCTTCATCACGATCTGATTAACAATCTCCATCAGTGCCAGCCTCCTTTCGATACTTCTGAAGCTGACGCGCCTGATTCTCGGAGATTGCAGCGCGTGTGAATGAATTGTTTTCGTAGAGCTTTGCGTAGCCGGTGATGTGCTTGAGGCGCACCAGTTCTTCCGGTTCTAGGCCAAGCTCATTGCAGACCTGCAGATCGGTCGCGCCGTTCATCAGCATTTCCATGACGATATTGGACATACCGTTAATGGAGTGCTTGCCTCTGGCGCGGTTGTGCCGAACGGTCGAGGCCATGAGATCATTCATGGTCTTGCCATGAAGCACAACACAGGGCAGCTTCCCCTCGCATGAAGCGTAGATGTCTTTGAATCTGCGCATGATGCTGTATCGGTGGAAGCCGTCGACGATAACATACCGGTCTTTCTTTTCGTCGTAGATGGTAACGACGGGCTGCGTGTAGCCGTCCGCTTTGACGGAGCGATAAAGCAGCTTCATCTCCTGTGTGGCGACACTGTTGGGGTTGTAGTCATTTGCGTGGACCTTTTCAATGGGTATCCACTCGACCTGATGAATGGGCTGATCTGAAATCATTTCTTGCTGCCCATATATTGCTCAAACTGCGCGGCGTCGCGTTTGCGATAGGTGGGAGCCTTTTCCCGGATGCGGAAACGGGAGCGGGCATTTGCGTTGTTCGTGCCATCAATATCATTCAGGACGATCTCTTTGACATGGACACGATACCATTCGTCTCCGGTCTGATTCTTCCAGCGGTTTCGGAACAGCTCGTGGTATTCGGGCTTCACGATATTGACAAGCAGATAGTCGCGGTATTCCTGCCACGAACGGAATGCAAAGGGGAGCTGGCGCGGAATAATGTCGCCGCTGTCGAAGGTATGGGCGAACGTGCCGACGCCAGATACGCGACGGATGAATTTGTTGTAGGTTTCAGGCTCGAACTCCTGCAGCATTTCAATCGAGTGCCAGGCGGTTTCATGGATGAGCGCCGAGACGCGCATTGCTTCCTTTGCCAAGCCCCACTGATATTGCAGATCGTAGACGCGATTGTAGGCCCAGTGATTCTTGGCAATGGCTGTCCAGATGTCATCGTTAGTGAAATCGTAGATCGGCCAGAACACCTGACACCTGCCAACTTTCTTCTTGCACCACGTCACGCCTTTGTATCGGGCTTCATGCTGCGTGATAGCAACGCGCCGGTTCAGGCTTTCCGTCATGCGCATACCCACCAGCACGGCACAATTCTCAGAATCGGTGCAGTAGGACGGGAGGACGTTGACAAGCTCATGGAATCGGTTTTCGCTGCTGGGGTTTTCCTTGATGGAGAGCGGGTGCTGCTGGTGAATCCAGATCGCTTTGTCCTCCGGATTCCAAACACTGATGAAATTCTTCTCTGGGGAGAGCGTGTTTGTGAACTCAAAGGGAATCTGGAACCAATACGGCGTGACTTCCGGCAGCTCCATGATGTGCTGCATATAGTCCACCGTCGCTTGCCACTCAGCTTCCTGATCGAGCCAGAATACCTTGAGCGGCAGACGCCCGCGCTCCTGCGCAACCATAAGCGCCATGCGGAAAAGAACTGTACTGTCCTTGCCGCCGGACATGCTGACGATCACATCGTCGTGGCCGTCGAAGATCATCCGCAGCCGTTCCAATGCTTCATCGAATACGTTGTTTTGCAAGTAGATCATTGCTGCTGACCCCGCGCCGCTCATGTGAGCAACATAGGGTTTCCTCCTTTTTTTCGATGTACCCGCAGCCGGCAGCGTTGGCGATACGCCGCAGGTCCGAGCCATCCTCCACGCAAGGAGCATCGTGGAGGCATGTCCTCCTTCCGAATAAAATGAGCAGCGCCCCGATCAGGAGCGCCGCCCGGCTTGATTTGGAATTTTACAGTTTACATGAAATCACATCTTAGGGGTGATTGCAAGCGTCACAGCGCGTCAGCGCGCGTCATGGCGGGGCAAGTTCCGAGGAAGCGATAACATATGGACTTGACGCCATCCTCGGAATTTCGACCGCCAAGCACACTTGCAACTACCTTCCATGGCATACCTCGAATGAAACGCAGCCGGAATACAAGGCGCGTTGTGTTGTCCTCGATTCCAGCGATCCAGACAGCAATCGTTTCCTCACTTCTGGCAATCTGTTCTTTCAGCGCGTCGCGCTGCGTCTCCATGTCCGCAATCTCCGCGCCGAGGACGCCGACCTTGTCATTGACGCCGGAGGCGTGCGGCATTCCATCCAGCTTCTGCGCCCCGGGAACGGCCGCATTCCACAAGCCCTGAATCAGTTCTTCGGTTTTCTGAAGCTGCTGGACAAGATCAAGGTGTCCATTCAGTTCCGCCAGAGTCATGTGTGCCGCCCCTTTCCATCGTTATTTCGTCTTCTTCCACGCGCGGATCGCAGTCTTCTTCGTACCTTTCGGCTTGCCCACTCTATTGCAATTATAACACCTGACGCAAAACATGGGCGGTGTTCTTGGACGCAGATATACTTCCTCGACCTTGCAGCGGCTGTCCGCACCGCAAAACCGGCAGGTCAATTCATCGGTTCTCGGCATAATTTGTTCCCTCCATCTTTATCCTATTGGCTGAAATCTCTACATACTCGGAGTTCAAGTCAATCCCGATGAACTCCCGCCCCAGCCGTTTTGCCACAACGCCGGTTGTACCAGACCCCATAAAGGGGTCGAGAACGATGCCGCTTTCTGGACAGCCCGCCACAACGCAAGGCTCAATCAGCTTCTCAGGAAATACGGCAAAGTGCGCACCGCGAAATCCGGTTGTGCTGACGGGCCACACGTCACGCTTGTTCCTATAGCCCGCTTGATTCTCACAGTTTCCATGGCTCTTGCGTTCCACGCAGGCGCTGTTGCTATAGCATTGACCGCCCACGTAGGCGCCACCGCCGCGGAACGTTCTGGCGTTTCCCTTGATCGATGTAACCGGCTCTCTGATTGCTGCCGCGTTGAAATAATAGCGCTCTGACTTCGACAGCAGAAAAATGTACTCATGGCTTTTTGTGCAGCGGTCTTTTACACTCTCTGGCATGGCATTTGTTTTATACCAGACGATGTCCTGCCGCAAATACCACCCGTCTTCCCGGAGCGCAAAAGCCAACTGCCACGGAACGCCGATCAAATCCTTGTATTTGTAACCTTGCGGTGTGCGTTTTTCCGTGTGCCCGTAAGAATTACGGGTGTTCGTCGGCGGCTGCTTGCCCGATCTGGTAGCGTAACTGTCACCCATGTTCACCCATAGGGTTCCGTCTTCCCGCAAGACCCGCCGAACCTCGCGGAAAACACGGACCAATTTTTGCAGGTACTCTTCTACGCTTGTCTCTCTTCCAATCTGACCTGCTATGCCGTAATCTCGCAAATTATAATACGGCGGAGAGGTAACGCAGGTATGGACGCTTTCGGATGGCAATGTTCGCAGCTGTTCCAGCGCGTCACCAAGCAGTAGTCTGCTGATTGCAGTCGTCATACTTCTTCACTCCACGCTTTGAACATAGAAAACATCATTTCGGCAAATCGCGCAAACGCGGTCTGCGGGGCATTCGAGGTGCGTGTTGAAGTAGCAACGTGGCTGCTTGTTCTTCGGAATGAAACGAATGAACGTTTTGTCGCCATCGGCCATGATATGCACGTGAGATTTCCTGACCGCCATCCTGTATAGACCAACGAAAACTTTGGCATCGTTCTCGACCGCAAAAGGTTCTTGGATAAACCGGCAGGCATCGTTTCTGCTCATGCCAGCGCCCATCAGTATTTTTAAAGCTCTTTTTCGCTTCATGCCGTCACCTCCCAGCCAACGCCTCACCCATAAAGAGCAGGGCTTCGGTGAGAGCGTTTGCGGAAACAAGACATTTGAAAAAACGACGTGAGAGTTGAGCAATGGTATCGCAGACACTATCGCAGCGAAGATATGTTCTGTATGCCTGGAGATTGCTGTCACCTGGCGCCTTGCTCTGCATAATCCTGTTTGCCCGGTTGCGGCTATATCCGCGGGCCATCAGCAACTTAACAGCACGTTTCCGTGTCATGGGTTGTTTCCTCCTTTTCGCGCGCCATCCGCTTCTGCTCCATGCGAGCCAGACGATCATCACTCGCTACTGCCCATTTCCGACGCTCGGCTGCCTTTGGACGGCGCAGAAAGTCCACCCTTGCATTTGAGGTGTAGCTGGATGGCATTCCGAGTTTCTTCGGCTTAGACATCGTTTACCTCCATCGCTGCCGCTGCTTCCTCAATGGAAAACAGACCGACTTTTCCTCCAATCCCTGAGAGCTGATACACCACGTTTTCAACTTCTGTCAGTATCTCGCGCGTTGTCCATGTCTTTCCTCGGGCACCGTAGCTCAGCAGCTCGATACGATCACCGAAGTGCATATAGTCCCAGCCAATCCAGAACGCATCCGGAAACAGAGGACCGATGCCTTTCTCGGAATACGTCAAGCCGCCGTGGCAGCTAACCTTGATTTTCTCATAGTTAAGCCCGTAGCACGGGTGGTCTTTGGGAATTTCAACATAGGCGCACGGGTGAGAACCGAGAGAAACAATGCAGTAATGATACCCGTGGACATACCCTTCGTCCAGAATCTCACGATCCGCATTAGGGTCGCTGCTATATACCATTTCTTTCATTTGCGTCCTCCTGTTCTGAAACGATCGGCGTAGGGGCAGGCTGCCCAATGCGGCACATAGCCCACACCGGTTGCTTTGGCTGGGTCTTCCGTGTATTCGCACGAAAGCACTTGCCCGTTCCAAGTGACAATTTTCTTACTGCCGACGCGCGGCTTTTCGATGTAGTAGCGCGGGGTGGCATCACAGGGGATGGATTTCCCGGCTGGTGTCTTAATCCAGACGATAGCCGCCATGCACGCTTTACAAGATGACATCTTTATTCCCTCCATACTCATTCTGTTTCCTCGCGGTCATCGTCGGAATCCTCCGCAGCACCGTATATAGTAAAGAGCCGGTGCGTACCTTCTGCCATTTCTTCTTCATCGTCCGACTTCTCATAGCCGAGCGTTTCGAGGATTTCATAGATGTGATCCAAGTCCGAATTTTCGCAAAGCTCATATTCGTAGTGGTTCATGTTCCACACGCGCCGGTAGTAGCTCATGTCCTCGTCATCGAGGGCAGAATAGCAGCAGCAGAAAATCAGCTTTTCCGGCTGGGCTTCCGCCGCGCTGCGGACAAAGCCCATATCGCAGAAATCTTCGTTTTCATCGTCTGGCGAAAGTCTCATGCCAAGGAGCTGGGCACAGAGCCGAGGGTTGATGGAATTGCAGTAGCCACCGTCGATTGACTCTGTCGTTGCCACGCAGAACAAGGCGATTTCCTTCATGTGCTGTTTGAATACGCTGTTCGGAAGCTCTTTGATGAAATCCTTGCGCAGTTCAAAATGGGCCTCCGCTACTTCCGCAAATTCATTTTCGGCCTGTTCGTCTCTGCGGCGCCGTTCCTCGCGGGCTTCGGCTTCGGGGTCTGGCTGCTGCGATTGCTGGCGCTCCTTGTAGAGCGTAATTCCGGACGAATCTGTCCTGTAGAAGTAACGAACGTCGTTAGCATCCTCCGGCACGGTCATTTCTCTTTTCAAATCCCAGCGGTGATACCCGTCGCAATAGACCATACCGACGTTTTGGCCGTTGAATTCGCCGGTTCTTTCAATCTGATATGCAAACTTGTCTGCAATTTCAGTCCATTCAGCAAATTTCTTTCGGATTTCCTGCTCGGAAATCAGACTTTTCAGAACGCTGTTGAAATTCGCTGTGCCGATGGCGTCAAGGGCCTTGTTCTTGTCTTCGGGACTGTCCAGCTTGTCAAGCTCCAGATAATCGTTGAGCGTCGCACCGCGGGATTCAGCTTTCTGGAATTTCTGCCGGTCGAGGTCAAGCAGTTTTACACGGCGGCGAATGGTGGTCTGAGAGAAGCCGGATTTTTCGGCGATTTCAGCTACGGAATCGCCCATGTTGAGCATCATCTGGAAGCCCTGCGCCTGCTCATAGACGGTCAGATCGCTGCGCTGCATATTTTCAACGAGCATGGTCTGAAGCTGCTCCCGCTCAGACATTTCGACCACAATGCAGGGCAATTCGGTCAGACCAGCGATCTTCGCGGCAGCGTAACGACGATGACCGATGATGATGGTGTAGTCCGTATCGGGGTTGTCCGGTTCATCCGGAACGACCGTCAGGTTCTGCAGAACGCCGCTGGCCTTGATGCTTGCGGCAAGCTCCGACAGATCACCGAGATCCTTGCGCGGATTGTCGGAGTGCGGGAAAAGACGGTCGATTGCGATATTTACGATTTGAGGCATTTGTGAATCTCCTTTCAGTTCAGGGGCGCGTTTGCGCTCCGTTTACGCGGCACCAATGCCGCTGCGCTTTTTTCTTCCGCGCCAGCCGGCAGGTTGGGCAGAATGTATTTTCTTTGCGCTCGATGAAAGAACGACCGCAGCGAGCGCAGTGCTGCGGCGGGATTCTGCGGAACTCGGTGCATTCGTCGCAGTTTTCACAGCGGTCACACCCTTTGATTTCATCCCAGCTTACGCATAACAGCCGCTGCCAGTATGGATTATCGTCAATGTCGTTGATGCGCTTGCGGAGCACTGAGCAGAGCATTTCAAGTGTTTGCACGGTTTCTGTTCGCGTTCTGGACAGGTGTACCGCCTGCTTTACGGTCGGGTCTGGCGCGCCATAACCCCAAGGCTGATCTTTGAGCATGGCGCGTACTTTGTCCTGATTCTCGGTCAGATAGACGAAATAAACTTTCCCACGCACGGCTTTTTCGGATTTGCCGAGTGCCTTGCCAATGGCGGTGTAGCTGTTGCCTTTTCGGATTCCGTCTGCCAGCACATCGAAGTCGGTCTGTGTCCAAGCTGCGGATGAACCATGATTGTCGGCCTTGACAGGACGCTCTTTTATACCGAGGTCGTTGCACCGGCGCTGGATCGCGCCTGCGGACCGACGCAGTATATCAGAAAGCTCAGCGTATCCGTACCGATGCTGCTGAAGCAGCATTTTCAGCCGCGCGTCTTCATCGGGTGTCCATGGGTCTTTCCGCTGGATGGCAAATGCCTGAAAGTCCTTCTTGCGCTGCTCGGCTACCCATGCAGGCTCCTCGCCCAGCGCCAACGGCTCCATTTTGGAAAAATCAATGAACGAGCGGTGCTGTTCTGCCCATTTCCAAAACTCATTGAGCCGAATGACACGAAAACTGTTCTGATTGACGCGCTTTGTGTGAATCGGGAGGCCACGGTTCTCAACCCAGCTTTTCAGCTTGTAGTTCCCACCGGCATTGGTGCCGCAAACGGCGATTATAAGCTGATTCATGGATATGTAGTCGCCGCCGAATAGAACCGGGCCAAGCCCCAGCCTGTTTTTTCGCACGACGACAGCCTCGACGGAGCGGTTAAGGCGCTTTGCAATCGCGGGGATTGACATGACACCCCATTGATCTTGGAGGAATTGTTCTTCTGCTTTTGTCCATCCTGCGTGATAGCTTTGCAGTCCGAGCGAACGCCTCTTTTGTCGTACAGACCCTTCCGTCCGGCCAAGCGCTGCGGCAATAGCCGCTGCCGGCTGTGAGCGACTATGCTCGCGGAGATATTGAAGTTGATCGTCCGTCCATTTTCCCATGTGTCAGGCGATTCCTCCTTTCTGTCAGAATAGTGTGAGCTGCCCGGTTTTCGTTTCCTGCAAGGGCAATGGCGGCAGCGCGGCAGACGATTTTAACTTGCCGGTAACTTGCTCGGCGGGTTTTTCGTCTGTCTGAAGCAGTAAATCCATCTGCGCCCAAATGCGGCGGTAGTGCCAGATGTCGCGGAAATAAAACGGGGTGTACCATATGTTCTGGTCTGGCCGGGGGATAAGCCCCCGGCGGTCAAGTGCTGTTGAGGGATGAAGAAGCGTGTCGCCAATCACGACGTACCCGGCGCAGCCCATGAGCGAGAGCTGCAGGTAGCACATCAGGCCAACGATGTAGTCAATGTCCTGCGCCGTAAAAAGCACGGAGGTCTGGTAGTTGATTTCCTGTCGCGTACAGGCATTTGCAAACGCCACCAGCAACGCTCCTGCACCACAGGCGCAATCGTTGACGGAGATCCAGCCGTCCCGCTCTATACGCGCTTGGAGGTCTGTGCCGGTGATCTCAGCCATCATGCGGCAGACATCATAGGGCGTGAAAAACTGCCCAGCGTGGTCATTGCCCAAATCCAGTGCCATGTAAAGCTCGCCGAGAAAGTCCTGATCCGGGTTAAAATCCATACCGATCACGACCTCTTGGAGCATCTGCGAGAATTTGAGCATTTCTTCGGGCTTGTACTTTCCGGCAATCGTCATGTACGTCTTTTCGCGCTCGGCGGCTTGGCTCCGGTCAACGGTGTTTGAGATCGCGATTGCGGCGAGCGTTACGAAATCTTGCCAGATTTCCCAGCGGCCGTAGCGGCCGCAGAGGGAGTTGAAGATCTTCACAAATTCCGTCTGGTGGGTACTTTTCAGATTGTGCGGCACACTTCTTCCCATGACTTATTCCTCCGTCTGCACCGGTTCGGGCGGTACGATGGAACGCTTGGTGACTTTGCCCTTGGTGGACTCGACGCCAGCATCGAAGCCGCGCCGGTAGACACGATAGAGGTACTTCGTCATGTCCTCACGGTTCATGTGTTTGATAGCCTTGTAGTCCTCACGCTTGAGCATCGGCGGCTTCAACTCATTCATCAGCCGCGTCCTCCATATCGTCCGGTTCATCAGCCGGGAGCACTTCGCGCGGATTCGAGCCAGCGTACGGGCCGACGATGCTGTTTTCCTCCAGCAGCTCCATGATGCGGGCGGCGCGGGCATAGCCGACATTCAGGCGGCGCTGGAGGAGAGAAACAGTCGCCTTGTTCTCCATGCGCACAATGCTGACAGCCTGATTGTAGAGATCATCGTCCGTGGCATCGGAGCTGTCGGCGGTGTCGCCGAGATCATCGTCCGCGCCATCTTCTGCGTCATCGCCGTCGAGCATTTCAGGGGCCTCGGCGTCATCGGAATCTTCCGGATCTTCCTCGTAGGCATCATCATCTTCGACTTCGTCCTCGTTGATGACGGGCATCATGCCGTCTTTGAGGCTGCGTTTTTCCATGACGTCGCGGAAGAAATACTGCATCCAGTACGTCAGCATCTTCGTCAGAACAGATTCGATCTTCGTCCGCAGCGTCTTTGCAATCGTAAAGGTGCCGCCGGTGACCTTGGTTTCCAGCGAACCGTCCTTGAAGATCCACGTCATTTTGGCTTCGGGGCTGATATACCCGGCTTCCTCGACGTTCTCCAGCATGGAGAGCTGGGCGTCCATGCCCTGAATCGGGGAGATTGTGAATGTGGGCGGATAGGTGTCTTTCTGGAAGCGATACGTCAGGTCATGTTCTTCGCATAAACCTTCCATCTTCTTTTTCTGCGCTTCATACATCGAAATTTCACTCATGGTAGTGACTCCTTTCAGTCATCAGTCGAGCAAAAACAGCGTTCCATTCCAAGCTGTCTTCACTCTGTAATTTTGTAGATCGGTTTCTTTTACGTACTTTCGGCCGAACAACGTTTTCATGTTCTGCCAGTCGCTCCAAGGGATTTTGTAGACCTCGCCGGTCGAGAAACCGGCAACGACGAAGCAGCGAGCGCCGAGCTGCTGGTGCCTGTCCATGTAGGCCGCCTGAATATCCAGAACGCGATCCTGCGTCAGACGGTCCGTGGACGTGAATTTGGCTTCGATCAGGATTGTCCTGCCGCCCTTGAGCGTGCCTTTGTAGTCAACCTGCGCTTTCTTGGTGTAGCAGGCCAAGAAGCGACCGTTGCCCTCTGGCTTGATAACTTTCATCGGCTCAGGCGTTTTTTCGATCACGGCATAGCCGCGGTCACGGTAGTAATCGAAGGAGCCGTCAAGCCGCTGCTCGAAATATTGGCCCTTCTGGCGGGCAATCTTGCCGAGAAGCTGTCTTTTCGGGTCTTTTGCCATAGCTGCCTCCTAACCTTTGCAGTACCACATACCGCATTGCTCGCAGTAGATTCGGCTGTCCGGGTCGTTGCCTTGCGGAAACTCTGCCTGGAAGATGCAACCCTTGCCCCAGAGATCGCTGTGATTTCCGGAAAGAACATCTTCCGCTACAGCCCATGCCCGCGCAACGGCGTGGGCCTCGCCGGGCTCAGATGCACGAGCTGGCCAGACAACGCCAGTTTCCGAAAAGGTGCCGTACTGCTTCGGCTGCGTCAGAACACCTTCGAGCGTGTCGGGATAGCGCGGGTCAGCTCTGCGCATAAGGGGAACGTCGCATACACGATAGCGGCACAGGTCGCAGCAGTTGTCGCCGCCGGCTTCCGTATAACAGGTGATGGCAAGGAACTCCAAGTCCCGTTTGTCCTGTGCGTCTACGAAGCCGCCCTTTCCGCAAGGCTCGCTGTCTGCCTCTTGGGGAGGCTCTGGCAGATCGTATGTACCGGGAATATCGGCGGTTTCGTGTTCGACCTCCGCGTAGGCTTCGACCTCCAAGCGGCTCTGATAGGCCGCTTCGTCAAACGTCGGCGAAATTGCCGCGGAAACAACAGGCGTATTTTCGGTTTCGCGTGGCATCGCAATCGCAAGCACCAACGCGGCGAGCAGGATCAGCGCCGCCAGAAGAACAACCGTAGGCAGGTTGCGCCTTGCCCATCTTTTCATATCCTCATCCTCCATTCTCATTTCCGTCGCCGAGCGCAAATTGCTGCGCGACGCTGGAAATCATCTGTTTTATGTCTGACGGGAGCGCCATATACTCCCGATCGCTCTTGATGCGCACCGTGTAGGAGCGCTGAAAGTTGGAAGCGACCACGCTTTGCACTGTTTCGGCGTTCATCATGCCCCATTCCCGGAGCTGCTGCGGCGAACCGACAAGCCGCTGAATTGTTGGCGGCAGACGGTCGTATTCCTCTTTTGCGTTGTAGCCGCTGTTTGCAATCGCCCGGTAGACCAGCGTCCACGCCTCGGCGGCGGTCATTTCCTTCGGCATACGCATCTTCGTGATTTGCTCTTTGACTTCGCCGATGTTCGGTGGAAACGTGTTTGTCCGTGAGGCGATCATGGCTTTTACTGCAACGGCAACGACCATGACGGGCTCATCCTTGAACATCTCAGCCCAGAGATCGACGATCTTGTTTGCCTCCTTGGGGCTAAGCCCGTTGTAAAACTGGGGATAGGCGGCTTTCAGAACTGCCAAAATGTCAGCTGTTTCAAGCCTGTCCATTTCTCATTCCCTCCGCAATGTCGGTAAACACGTTGCCGCTGGAGCTACCACCCTGATAACGATACTGCCCGCCCTTGTCCTGCTCCTTGGAAAGCCAAGCGTTGATAAACCGACGGATTCCGGATTTTGTTTTGCGCCTTTTGGGATTGTCGGTACTCCAGCTCGACATTTTCCGAAGCTCCTGCATGACATTGACGGCTGGGTACAACTCGCACCAGCGGTTGTAATCCTCCGGAGACACATCAAAGAGCGACTTGTCATTCAGAATGATGCTGATGATCGGCGGCGCGGAGACGGTTTCCGGCTCTGCGCAAGAATCCTCCGTATCCTCTATATCTGTGTCTTTATCTAAACTCTTATCTCTAATCTCTTTATCTCTATCTCTATTCTCTATCTCTGTGGGGACAGTTGTGGGGACATCAGTGGGGACATTGTCCCCACTTTGGAGCGCCGGGGAATTACGTTGCCTGCGCTTCTTTTCGCCCCAGTCTGTCTCGCACCCAACAAGATTGTTGTGATCTGCGAGAACAAGAACGCCGTCGATGTCCTCGTAGACAAGACCAAAGGATTTGTAGAGATTGAGCGCCACGCGGATTGTGTCCGCGGAGAACCATTTGAGATCGCGCTGGATTTTCGGAATGTCGTATTTGATAACGACCTCACCAATCTGTCGAGATAAGCGACCATCGGTGTTGATGGTCTTGAGACAAAGCATCTGATAGAGAACAACGTAGTTTGCACCGTCTGGCTGTGACATAAAGTAGTCAATGGTGTCGGAGGTCATAAAGCTCTCCTTGAGCTTCATCCAGTAGAATCTTTTGCCTGTTGCCATGAGAGACCTCCTTAGAACGGTAATTCGCTGTCATCGTCCGCGAGCTGCGAGAAGCCGCCGGTCGGGTCGTAGGTCGGCTCGCCCTTGGGTTTGCCGCCGTCACCGTCGCGCTTAGAATCGCCAAAGTAAACGCTGTCGGCAAGAATCTCGGCCGAGCGGCGCTTGTTGCCTTCCTTGTCCTGCCAGTTGCGGATTTGAAGCCGACCGCCCACGACGATCATGCGCCCCTTGCTGAAATACTTCTCTACGAACTCAGCCGTACCGCGCCACGCAACAATGTCGATAAAATCCGTTTCCCGCTCCGCGCCCTGCGCCGCGTAATCGCGGTCGCAGGCGATGGAGAAGGAGACAACCGCCGTGCCGCTCTGCGTTCGGCGAAGCTCTGGGTCGCGCGTCAGACGTCCCATGAGAACAATGCGGTTAAGCATGATCGGCCTCCTGCGCTGGAATGCACGGTTCTGGAACATCGTTGCTGGCAGGGGCAACGCTAGGTTCTGCAAGAACAGCTTCGAGCGCGTCACGCAGATGCCAGTTTTCAATGCTGGAGGAGTTGAAGATTGCTTTGCAGACGCGCAGCCGCTCGGACTCGCGGATGAGCTGTTCCAAATCGACGTCCATGATGATACCGGCGCCGGGCGATTCGTCGAACGGATAAACATGAGCGTCTTTCTTATCAAAGTTGAGCATTTTTGAAATCTCCTTTTTCAATGATCTTGATGACTTCCTGACACTGAGGCACGTCAAACATACCGATGTGCGTCTTCTCGACCGGAAGTCCCATTTGTCCAGCGAGCCAGCCGTAGGCGGCTTTGCGCCGCCCACGGAACGGCCCGGTTTTCCAGAGAGGGTCGAACGAGGCGTGAGCTGCCATTTTCCATTTCCGGAGCGTGGCATCGGCCAGACGGCCGAGGGGCTTGTCTGTTCGGCCATGGCAGCCGACGTATGCACCGCAGTTTCTGCAGAGATACGCGGTGTGGCCGAAGCTGCGGCCATAGATCTCGGAATCATCGACCAGCGCGGCTTTGTGGCCGCAGTAATCGCAATAAACGGTCAAGGCTTCTTCGCCTCCTTGTACTGATCTGTTTTTTCGGGCGGGCCGGTCTGAATACCTTGTTCCTCACACTCGGCGATGATACCGTCGAGGAACGCAGCCATCTCGGCAGCGGTGTACTCGCTTGTGCCTTTCAGGGCGCGGTAGTGGATGAATTTCTTGCCCTCGATGTAGCCGACGCCGATCTCGGCATAGTGTCTGGCCACGAGCCGCGGCGGCACACCGTCACGCAGGGAAAACAGCACCTTGCACTCGTTCCCGGCTTCGTCGATGTAGCTTTCACCGACACCGTAGCGCCGAATCATTTCTTCGTAGACGGATTCCTTATCGGTTTTCAGCTTGGCTGCGAGCTGCTCAATGAGAGCCCATGCGTAGCTATTAGCGCGAAGCCCACGAGGATCGGCTTTCTTCGCAATGGAGAATGTGATCGGCCGCTCGCCGAAGTTTTTCCAAAGGTCCTTGCAGCTTTCCCGCGTGTAGATCGACAGGATATATTCGCCGCTGCGGGCGTAGGTGATGTCTTTCAGGAAACCGTTCACGCTTTTTCCTCCTCGACGTGGCCGTGCAGGTAAACGTACTCGCCGGTCGGCCCGATGTTCCGATAGATGAAATCGTCGCACTTGGCCTTGGAAAGATGCGTCCCCAGTACCCGCCGCTCATAGACGAATTCGCCGTTTGCCTTTTTCTCCGCGATTCTGGCCTGAATTTCTTCGTCCTCGTAGTTCGCTTCCAGCAGATAGAGGTCGAAGTTCGGGGCCGATATGCCGTTCAGGTTGTTTGTATCGGTGGCGTAGAGGACTTTTCCGGAAGAGAGCTGCAGCTTGTAGCCGCAGTTCGGAACGTCATGCACCAGCGGCACAGGCTCGACCGTGAAATCGCCGTAGCTGTATCGGTGGTCGAAGTCGTACAGGTCGATGTTCGCAGGCTTGATGCCAGCTTCCACCAGCGGCCGCACCATCCATCGGCAGCAGCCGAAGCGGAGCGCCGGTCGGTCCGCTGCGAGGGCGTGGAGCGTGCTTTTTCGGAAGTGATCTCCGTGCCAATGTGTCAGCAGAACAAGCCTGAGAGCTTTTGCAACTGGCTTCACGGCCTTGTACGGAACGCCGCAGTCGACGAGAATCTGCCCGTCGATCACAACAGCGTTGCCGGTAGAGCCGGTTGCAAGGACTTCATACGGAACACTCATTACAGCGAATTGAGGTCAATTTGCTCCGGTTCACCAGCGTTCTCCTGAATCTGCGCCGGGGTGCTGCCCTCAACGGCCGGCTGCGGAGCGTCGGTCGTAAGCTCCAGCTCGTCGGAATGGTCGGTAATGATTTCACCAGTCCTCGGGTCAACAGTCAGGACAGATCCGTCATCAATAAACGCCTGCTGTATTTCTGTGGACATGATGCCCCACTTGCTGATAAGCTGGCGGAGCAGCGTTTTTTGAGCCATGCTGTCAAAGTCCTTGTACCAGAACGAGGAGTACTTCCACATATCCTTGTCGGCGATCTGGCCGTTCTGAATCTTGTCGTAGGCCTCCTTGCTGAACGCCTGAGAATATGTATCCGCATGGTTGAGAACCTTTTCACGCGACCAGTAGATGCGCTTCCGGAAACCATTCAGGTATTCGAAGTGCGCCATGTAGCCAACGATCGGAAGCCTTTCACGCAGATCGTCGTCCTCAATGAACCTGAATCGCGGCTCTGCCGTTTCGGGATCTTTCCCCAAATATTCGCCTTGCCGAATCTCCATGCAGCCCAGTTTCCGATACTGGCCGCTGCGGAGCGCAAGCTGGATATATCCCTTGTAACCAAGGACAAACTGTGCCTTGAAGCACTCGGGCGAAAGCAGATGCCCTTCGCGGTCATACTTGGCCTTCTGCTTGAACGGCACAAGGTAATACTGCCCAAGCTGCGGCGAGGGGGAGAGGTTTAAGCCCTCTCCCAGCAGACCGCCAGAGAGGATGGATTTGGGGTCGCAGGTCTGAAGCGCCGGGGTGGCGGCGACAGCGGACGTGATCGCTGCGATGAAGCGGTTTGCGCGTCCCGGTTCTTTCAGTGTGTTGTTGATAAGATTCTTATAATTTTCTGTGGTGATAGCGACGGAAAAGGTCATTTTCTTTGCAGGGGCGATGTTAGAACTGCTCATAGTCGTAACCTCCATTTACGAGAAATTCTTTGAGTGCTTTCAGCTTGTCAATGCCGCCGCGGACGCGGAACGAAACCTGATAGATCTTTTCAGCAGGCACCTCGGTGGGAATGGGCTGCTCGACGGGTGCAGAAACGGGGGCAGGCGGTTCTTCGTTCAGAACTTCTTCGATTTTGGCCTGCGCGGCCTCCTGAACATCCTGCGCAGATTTCATAGCTGCGCGGCGGCGAGCGGCTTCTTCCATCTCCTTGTGACGCCGGTCAACGATCAGGGCCGCTTCCGGTGCGGAAAGCGATTTGCGGTACTCGACCAAGACCTCATCCTTGTGCTCCAGCGTTTCGATCATCCGCAAATCGTTTGAAACGTTCTGCAGGAACAAGGAAGCCTGTCCTTGCAGCTTTTTCAGAGAATCGGACATCGTGATATTGATGCCGCAGCGGTCAAACGGCGCGATGTCTTCGGGGATATTCAAGCTGGCGCGGTATTCGTTGTAGAACGCGACGATTTCGTCACGCTTCGCGCCCTTGATGCCGTTCTCAACGGAAGCGATCTTGGCTTTCAGCTCAGCGTCTGCCTTGGTGAAAGCGTCGGCCGCACATTCCTTGTAGAGCTTTTCAAAGGCCTCATACGGAGCAAGGATGGCTTTCTTGACCTCGCGGCGGCGAGTCTCCAAGTCCTGAAACTCCTTGTTCAGCTCTGCACGGGCTTTCTTGACGTCCTTGTAGGTTTCCTCGGTGCAAGCCAGCGCCAGCGCCTGTGCAACGCGAGCATCGACAGAAGCTTTGACCTGCCGCAGTTGGTCTTCGATGATTGGAAGCTGCTTGACAACGATCAGATTATTTTCCATCGGTCGGCGCCTCCTGCGTGATTTCTTTCAGGAGCGGCAAGATCCGCTCGTCGATGCGGCTTTCCGGCACGTTGATCTCGCAGATCACAGCGCGTGCTTCGCGTTTGGCTGTAGGGGCGATAACCTCCATTCCAACGGAGGCGTTCGGAATGCTGCAGCGGTAGCTGTATGGGCGTCCGGCGCGGACGCTGCCGGTTTCTTCGTCGCGATAGTAGACATTTACGATCATGTAGATTCTCCTTTCGGCTGCTGATGCAGCGGTTCAATCAGGTCGACGATGACATCTTTTATCTGTTCTGCTTCAACATCGTTGAGTCCGACAATGTCAGGCTCGCCACCACGGTAGCCGTCTTTCATGATTACGATGTTGCCAACGATTGGCTCGCCGTGCTGGTCTGTGCCGTAAAAATATGAGCCGACATAATTCAGCGGGAGATCCAGCAGCCGCCCTTCTTCGTTGACGATCATGCAGTACGGATGGCGCAGGCGCGCAGGCTTAACGTGTTCGATATAGCCGCCGACAGCAGAGCCAACGGTTTTGTAGAGCGGATCACTGAATTCTTCGATGCGGATTTCCAGATCTGTTGTCACGACAACGCCTTTCATGTTGCAGCACCTCCAAAATCAATCGGCTCATCCGGATCACACGGCTCGACCGTGAAGCTGATACGCTCATGGCAGAACTTACGGAAGTTTCCGTCAGGACCAGCCATGCAGCTTCCCAGAAACGATTCTTCGGTGTATGCGCTGCTGCAATTCAGAATGCCGGGCTCCTTGTCGGGGTGGACAGCGCGGAACGCCGCGCAAGCCAGATTGACGGTTGGTGCTTCAACCTCTGTCCAGCCGCCTACGAACGGCTGTCCATCCGTGCCGTATGTGAAGTAGTATTTCATTCGCGATCTCCTTTGCTGATATATCCGCGCACAACATCGGTGAGCCAGTCCTGCACAGTGTCGTAGCCGTCGGCTGCAAGGTGCGCTTTGAGCTGGGCAGCTTCGTCGGCGGTGATTCTGGCGTGCAGCTTGTCCTTGAGCCTGTGCTGATCGGCGGTGCGGAGGTGCTTGCGAATGCTGCCGTCCGGGTCGAATTTGGCGTAGAGGGCTTTCATGGCTTTCTGCGTCAGGCAAATCCCGTAGGCGTCGCTGTTCTCGCACTTGCTCTGGCTCGTCATGTCGTACTTGGGGTAAATGGTCTGCACAACGGCAACCATGTCTTTTGCGGGCGTTTTTGTTTTCAGCCGCAGCTCTTTCAGGCTGTTCGGCATGAACATTCCTCCTTGACGATAAGATTTTTCACTGCTATGATCGAGGTAGGTCTTTGTGCCTGGGGCTGTTTCCGTGCCAGCGGAGCGGCCCCCTTTGTTTTTTCGGTTTGGCAATCACAGGCTTCGCCCGGATCGTTGTTGCTTCCGCATTCGGGGCAAGTCCAGTAATATGCCATTGCTGTCATCTCCTTTCTTCTGTCGTGCGTTGCCGCTTCCGTTCCCGATAACCGATGAGCCATTGCTGGTAGCGTTCTTCTTCGCCCGGAACAGAAAACGCCAGCTCCATCAGGTCAAGAACACATCGCGCCAGCTCCTCCCGGCGAAAGGCGGGAATCTCTTCCGGGTTGATATGAATGGCTTCGGCTGTTGACATCGACTGCGTCCCTCCTTTCTGTAATCGCATTTACGCGACTATGCGGCCAAAAAAATTTCGACTGCCTCGTTGGCGGTGAGCGAAAGTTCCTTACAAATCCCGTGAATATCACGAATTGTAAGCGTAGAAGTCTTCAAACGGCGGTAAAAAGTGCTCCGATTGATGCCAATCGCATCTGCAAGAGCCTCTTTCGTTGTATTCCGTTCGGCGATTTTGCCATTCAGCTTGTTGACGTCTACATGATACATAGCTCGTACCTCCTTTCTGTAATCGCATTTACGCGACTTCATGTTTCAAGAATACAACCGCTTGTTGCGTTTGTCAATAAGAAAGTTGCAAAAATGCGAACGTTTTTGTTGCATATTTGCAACATTGGTGTTATACTGAGGCTATAAACACGGAGGGGGTTAATATGACTACCGCAGAACGAATCAAACAGCGCCGAAAGGATCTCGGCCTCAGAGCGGAAGATGTTGCAGAAAGAATTGGCGTTTCCCGCTCTACTATGTTCCGCTATGAGAATGGCGAAATCGAAAAGCTCCCGATCAATCATCTGGTTCCTATTGCAAAGGCGCTTCATACATCAGTTGACTACCTTATGGGGTGGACAGAAGACGAAAAAGAGCCTATCCCCATGGATGAGGATAGGCTCGATCAGGAATTTGTGCGGCTTTTCGAACAGTTGGGCAACGATCAAAAAGACCTTATTGTTCGTGCAATGAAAGGAATTTTATCAGAGAAATGATGAACTCTCTTTCTTCCTCGGTCAGCATAGAAAAGAGTTCTGCTGCGAGAAATGTCTTCGGGCATAGTTGTTCCACGCTTTGATGTTCCCAGTGCATGATGGTACTCCTTTCCTTTTTGCTGCCGGCGCATTTATGATTATAACACACAAGGCGGCGTGATGGCAGATTTCGTGAAAATATAACATTCTTTTGACTTCGACAAGGAGGAGCATTTTATGGCAGGTGAAATTTCGACTGGTGAAATCTATGGTAGATGCCATTTCCTGAAAGAGTGGTTGTTCTGGGATGTTTCTATTCATGCAGGTCAAGCGCAAATTGAGCGGCAAGGGAGAGCCATGACTTATCCTTTTTCGTTCAAGATTAACCGATCCGCGCAAGCAGGAACATTCTCCAGCACCTCTGATCTACCGTTTTACTCAACAACATTGTCCGAATGTAATTGCTATGACTTCCAGAACCGGCATCTCCCATGCAAGCATATGTACAGGCTTGCTGTCGAACTCGGAATAATTGAGATTATCAAACGCCCGTCTTTCGACAAAGCGGCTTTGCGGGCAATCAAAGAAAGCAATTCTATAGATGACCAACCAGACCAGAAGAAGCGCATAGAGAAAGCGAAAGAGGAAAAATGCCGTCCTTCGTCCATAGACTACGATGCGGGTATTGCCATTTTTGAGGGTTCAGGTAAAAAGCCTTACGAAACCACGGTAAATTCCTGCACCTGCAGAGATTTCTTTGTCCGCCGTTTGCCGTGCAAGCATATCTACCGGCTTCGGATGGAGCTTGAAAACAGAGAAGCTCGTTAAAAATGGGGGCGTTATATGGCTCGATCAAAGAAAACTGAATGCTTGCCACTTGAGCGGATCGGCGTGATCTATGCCCGGTATTCCTCCCACAACCAGAAAGAGGAGAGCATTGAGCAGCAGGTTGAGGAGTGCACGAGCTTTGCATTGCTCAACGGGATCAAGATTGTTCACGTTTATGCAGATAAGGCTCTTTCAGGGCGGACTGACAAGCGGCCTCAGTTCCAGCGGCTTATGCGTGACGCAGAAAAGCGCAGCTTTTCCGTTGTTGTTGCCTACAAGTCGAACCGCATTGCGCGTGATATGCTGAATGCGCTCAAGTATGAAGACCGACTTGGCAAATACGGCATTGAAACCCTGTATGCAAAAGAGGAGTTCGGCAATACCGCTGCAGGTCGCTTTGCTCTGCGGACGATGATGAACGTCAACCAGTTCTACAGCGAGAACATGGCAGAGGACATCAAGCGGGGAATGCTGGACAATGCGGAGAATTGCAAGGTAAATGGTGCGCTTCCGCTTGGATATGTAAGTGGGCCTGATAAGCGGTATGCAATAGAACCCAAGGAAGCTGAGATCGTGCGGGGCATTTACGACAAGGTGCTGGAGGGCGTTTCTTTTGCAGACATCGCAAACGATCTGAACGCGTGCGGTGTCAGGACGAAGCACGGGAGTCTTTGGAACAAGTGCAGCTTTCACCGAATACTCACGAACGATGTCTACATTGGCGTCTACCGTCATTCCGGCGTTGTCAAGGAGGGCGGCGTTCCGCCGATTCTGGAACGGGAGGTATTTATTGCGATGCAAAAGTATCTGGAAACAAAGAAGAACCCGCGCGGTCGGCATCGGGAAAACGGAGACTATCTCTTGACTGGGAAGCTCCGATGCGGCTACTGTGAATCGTTCATGGTGGGAGTTTCCGGCACCAGTAAAACAGGTGATAAGCACTATTACTACACCTGCAATAGTCGGCACGCTGGGAGTGGCTGCAAAAAGGAAAACGTCCGTAGAGATACCATCGAATACACTGTAGCCGCGCTGACGCAGCAGGTCGTTTTCAAAGAAGACATTATCGAATGGATTGCCACAGCCGCCGTAAAGCTGGCGAAAGAAGCAAGCGGGCAGAATGAAATTGATGCGATGGAAGCCGAGCTTGCCGAAGATCGAAAAGCAACAAAGAACATCATGGCAGCTATCGAGCAAGGCATCTTCACCGCCACAACGAAAAGTCGGCTGCTGGAACTCGAAGCGGACATTGCTTCGTTGGAGCAGTCCATCCGGGATGCAAAGGCAATCAGCGAGGGCAAACTGCTTGAAAAAGAGCGTGTGGTTTATTTCCTGACAAGTCTTCGGGAAGGGAATCTTCACAGCAAGACGTATCAAAAGCGGCTGATCGATACGTTCGTCCGGGCGGTATATCTATGGGATGATCGCATTGGCATCGACTATTACTACGCCGGAAAAGACAGCATGGTAAAATATTCGCTGAGCGAGATAGAAGCTGACATCGGTGAGAACATCCGGGAAGTTCTTAAAGACTCTCTTACGGGTCACCATGATTGCCGAACACTATAGATGAAATGGCGAAAAAGCCAGTCATTTCAACGTGTTCGGCAATTTTTTATTCTCAAAATTCTTAGAACGCAGCATAGATGAAATCACGGATGGCAGGGGTTTTGAACCTCTGCTTTTCCATATTCAAGGAATTTTTGCTGTCAGCGCCCTTTTTCAGAGGGCTGCGGCGGCTGGATTTCAGAAAAATCGGAGAAAAATCTTTCACAAAGTTATGGGCGCTGGATTGTTGGTTTTCACGAACCAATGACCAGCGCCTTTTTTGCGCTCAAAAAGGGCGCTGGGATTGGAGGTATGAATATGAGCAAAGAACAGACAGCAAAGAAAGAGAGATTTCTGAGAGAGGTGGAGCGGCAGCTCCTGCGCAAAGGACTGGATTCGGAGATGACGGAAGGCGGGATACTCAACGTCAAATGGCACGGTCAGTTGCTCTGTGACGTTGATGGCGACGGTGTGGTTTGTTTCCCGTCGAAGACGGTCAGGGGAGTAGACGCAGATGCGTCGCTTCAGACTGTGATACAAATCGCTTCGCAGGTCAGAGAATATATGCCGATCTTTGCACGCGCTCCCGCACTGAAAGCAATCGGGCTGGAGGGCAGCTACAAAATCCTCGCAGATTTCGGGGACGCGGTGCTGGCCGGGCGGCTTGGGAAAAAGGGCGCTAATTTCGTAACATGGGAATGGGATTTTGACCGCAATGGTGTGCATATGGGACACTACTTTATAGAGGACTATGCGGGTGCAAAACGAGACTTCGCCGCCCGTTCCAGGTTGATAGAACCCCAGCGCCTTTTTTCGGACAAGGAACTGGGTGTGATCCGGAATGCGTGCGAGTTTGCATTGGCGGATGACGCGACGCTCACATATGGCGACGAAACGCGGCTCCGCAGCATACAGGAGCAGATCGAAATTCTTCTGCCAAGAAATCAGGAACAGGAACAGGAGCAGGAACAGCGTTCCGAGATGGAACAGACAATGTAATATTCGCAGAGGGCCGGGATTTCTTTTCAGAAGTCCCGGCTTTTTGCGTTCTGGAGGTGAACGATCATTGTAGATAAATCAAAGCACTGGAATCTGCACATCAGTCGGTGCGCGCCGGACTGCCCGCGCGACCCGCCGGAGCCGCTGGTGTGCAGCGACTACGAACGCTGCCGGCACTGCAATTACATGGCGCACGGTTTTCAGTGTGACCACGGAAATGGCAGCTGCGTGCTGACAGACATGGAAGAAATCAATGGAAGGA